TGTGGGTCTTGGGTTCGAACCCCAACGGAATCACTTATCGCACATTTTGCATTACATCTGATAATACCGCTAATTGCTTGATTTAAGGCAGTTGGCGGTATTTTTATTGAGGTGGGGTTACTATGATTGATTGTTTTTGTGGTTTTTACTTTTAAATTAAAATTGATAATCTGCTGATTTGTTGACTGAATTGCCACAAAATTGCCGCAAAAGATTTATTACTTAACTCTTTAGACTCTATACAACTTCTTGCTGTGTAGAGAGACTTGCCATTTAGGGAAATCTTTGTGATGTTGCTGTACATATTGTATGGGTTTGTTGATTGTAATGTGCTATAACTTAATGCAAAGGTAATTATTAAGGATAGAATAAAAGGGAAAGAGAACTGGGTTTGTTTGTATTACTATGCTTAAATATTATTAATTAATCAGGGATTTAAGAAATTACCTATGATATTCTAAGAAGAAAATTGTATATTTGCAGTACTTAAACCAACAAACATAAAACACTATAAAATAGAGTGTTATGATGATTGGTTAAAGTAAAACTTTAAGTAGAAAAATATAGACAATATGGGAGTAATAAAGAAAACAAGAAGCAGGGATGAACTGAGATGGCAGGCTGAAGATGATGCCCGAGTAATGGCAACTTATCAAGAAATACTTGGAGATAAGACAAGAATGAATAGGGCTATTAAGGTAGCAAAATCTCAGGCAGCAGACCTTACAAAGAGAGCTAATGCTCTACAGAGTGTGGCAAGGACAAAATCATCATCTAAAAGAAAATAACTTATGAGTAAAAAAGAAAATCAGACTGTACAGAAAACTCGGATTGACTATATGCAAGCTACTTCATTGAGAGAGCTTTTGAATAATGTCAATACTCATAATAAGGAATATCCTGAGAATGCAATATTGAAGGAGGATATTGTGAGAATTCTTAAGGAAGAAGGGACATTCATTATGTTATATTATAGATAATGTAGTCTATATATAATAATGTATAACCATCTAATCAAATACAAGTATGGTAGAACAAAAGAATATAAATGAGATAGAGTCTGATACAGTGTGCTTCTGTTCCAGATGTTATTCCTTAAAAATAAAGTATGAGGATTCCATAGGAATGGATTGCTGTGGAGACTGTGGTTGTACAGACTTTAGGACAGCAAGCTTTGATGAATGGGAGAAGCTGTATAAAGAAAGGTATGGTCATAAGTATGTGGAAGGAACAAGGGATATAAAGAAATCACCTATATTCCAGATGTCAAATGACAAACTGAAGATAAAGGTTTCCAATGATCCTTCGTGGAGAGAGATATGCAGGGCAATGTATCCTACATTTCCTAATTGGCTTAGCAAGGCAGATTCTGTTATTCTATTGTTTGCAAAGCTGTACCAAGAGAATAGGTTGGATGATTTGAGAATGGAATTAATAAAAAGAAACAATAACAAACACTAAAAGAGAGATATTATGGAAGAGCAGAAGAAACTTACTTATGAACAGCTTAATGATGCTTGTAATCAGTTGTGGCAACAGAACAGACAGCTTATAAAGAAAACCAATGAACTTGAACAGTTTGCCATGAACAAGAGACTTGATTATCTTTTTAAGGTGCTTGAACATAGCAAGGAATTTTCAAGGGATTTTATAATCAACTGTGTCAATGAGGTTGAGGAAGCAATGACTATTCCTCAGAATACAGAAAGTACTGATAAGGAAAAGAAGCATGAGTAATAGTAAACAAGGACTTCCAAAGCCTAACAACATAGTGACTATCTCTACTTCTCCTGGCATAGAGTTCTTCAAATGGTGGTGTGTATTCCTCAGACCATTCATTAACCTTACCAATAGAGAGATAGATGTCATAGCCAGTTTTCTGAAACAAAGATGGGAGTTGTCTAAAAGTATAAGTGACCCTAGTATACTCGATAGTATGGTTATGAGTGAGGCAACTAAAGCCAAGGTGATAGAGGAATGTCAGATGACACAGCAACACTTTTATGTGGTAATGAGTAATCTGAGAAAGAACAATATTATAGTGAATAACATCCTTAACCCAAGACTTGTACCAAATATAAGAAAGGATGATAATGGATGTTTTCAACTACTTATACTGTTCAAGGAAAACAAGAAGGCTGTATGACCTATGATGAGATTGTGATTAAAGTATCCAAGAGATTAGGACTCAGTAAAGAATTAGTCAATAAGACTTATAAAGCTTATTGGAAATCTGTCAAGGAACACATAGCTTCTTTACCTCTGAAGAAAGATTTGTCAGATGAGGAGTTTATGAAGTTACAGCCAAATGTGAATATACCTTCACTTGGTAAATTCTGTGTCACCCTTGACAGATATAAAGCAATGACTAAAGCATTTAGAAACAAAACAAAAATAAAGGAGAAACAAGATGTTACATGTAACAAAGATTAAACCATTGTTTGATCACCTGCTTATTACAGCAGATAGGTTTGAAAAGGATATGGTACATAGTGGGGTTATCTTAGCAAAAAAAGGAGACCTGAAGCTATGGCAGACTGTAGTGGCTGTTGGTTCAGTGGTAAGGGACATTAAGGTTGGAGACAAGGTAATGATTAATCCTAATGACTTTGCTGTAAAGAAGTATAACAAGAACTCTGTGCAGAATGACTTGGACAACAATCCAGTACTGACATATAACTTCCCATTTGAGACTGTTGATGATGAAAAGGGAAATCCAAAAGATTATCTCTATATCTCAGACAGGAATGTAAATTATGTGTTTGAGGGTATAGAGAAAGATGATTCACTGATACTACCAGGAAACCCGAAGTTGATAATATAAGAGTAGAAGTTTGCAATAGCCTAAGTTTTAATCGACTTAGGCTTTTTTAGTTATAGAAAGAAGTATGGAGAACATAAGATTTAACAAGTGTCAGACACCTTTGGAAGATTTGCATTTAGAGGAATATCCAAAGGAAGTGCAAGAGCAGTGGTGGGACACAATAAATAATGTACCCTTTATTAAGTGGATGGTGTCTGAGGACAGACCATTGGTTTCAGAATTGCCAAGAGATAAGGAAGGCAGGGCAGTAATAGACATAACACATCCACCTATTCTTGAAGGAAGTGATTACTTCAGACCATCAGCATTGGCATATAAGAAGAACAAAGGAAGATATACAACTCTTAGACCAAATGCTAATCCAAACAGTGACTTTGGCAAGTGGTTGTATGAAGAGAGGAAAAGAGGATGGAATGGTTACTGTAATCCAAAGACAGGAATGTGGGTGACAGGAGATTACTACTGGATGCTTAACTTCTGTCCAATGCACCTTGTAGAGAAGAACAGTAATGGAGTAGCAATGAGAACAGTAGCCCATCCAAGGTTTTGGGATGGTCAGTTTCTTATGTCTCATTATCTTAACCAAGGCAGAATACATGGACATCATGCTTCAGCACTTGCTTCACGAGGAAGAGGAAAGACATCATTTGGTGCAGGACTGCTTTCAAGAAGATGTATAATAGGGGAGTCAGAGGAAAACTCAAAAGAAGTGCAGTGTATGGTGACAGCAGTGGATAGAACAAAGCTGATGGATACCAATATGATATTGAAGGTGTTCAAGGACAATCTTGACCATTGTGCAAAGTATACACAATTTGCTTCACATAGATTGAAATCCTCAGACCAAGAGATGGAATGGAAGATGGGATATAAGAAAGCAGGAAGTGAAGTAGAATATGGAAGCAAGAACTCAGTGTCAGGAATTATCTCAGGAGTAAATCAAGATAAGCTGAATGGTTCACGTGGTGTGTTATATCTTATTGAGGAGGCAGGTATCTTCAAAAACCTTCTTAGTATGTATAACATGATCAGACCATCAGTAGAGCAAGGCAATGATGTGTTTGGAGAGATATTCTGTTATGGAACAGCAGGTGATGATCAGAGTGATTTCACTTCATTTGCAGAAATGTTCTATTCTCCAATAGGTTATAATATGGAAGCACTTGACAATGTGTATGATAAGGAAGGTCAGGGAAGAAAGCAGTGCTGTTTCTTTTATGGAGCCTATATGAATTATGCAGATGACTGTATAGATGAAGATGGTAATTCAGATATTACAAAGTCATTGTTGCTTATATTGTATGACAGATACAAGACAAAATATGGTTCTACAGATGTAAATACCATTACTAAACGTATATCACAGTATCCTATAGTGCCGCAGGAAGCAATGATAAGAAATCATGGTAATGTATTCCCAGTGACAGAGCTTAATGAGAGACTTAATCAGATAGACAATAATCCAGATGAGTATGATGACACCTATGTAGGAGAGCTTGTGCAGGATAATAAGACAGGAGAAGTAAAGTTCAATCCTACTACAGATATTCCAATAAGGGATTTTCCTACCAAGGACAATAAGGTGACTGGAGCCATTGAGATATTTGAAATGCCTAAGAAAGGCAGTGATGGTAAAGTGCCATTTGGTAGATATATATGTTCTTGTGACCCTTATGACAGTGATGTTTCAAATACAATGTCATTAGGTTCAATCTTTGTGATGGACTTATGGACAGACATGATAGTGGCAGAATATACTGGAAGACCCCCATTTGCAGAAGACTTCTATGAGATATGTAGGAAACTATGTCTGTTCTATAACTGTAGATGTATGTATGAGCAAAATATCATGGGTATGTTTTCATACTTCAGTTCACATAATTCAACACATCTGTTAGCAGAGACACCTGAGTATCTTGTGCAAAGAAATATGATAGGAGGTATAGGATATGGTAACAAAGCTGTAGGTATCAGAGCTACTACACCTATTATAAATGGTGCTTTCAAGATGATACAGACATGGTTGAGGAAACCAATAGTTACTGTAGAAACAGATGCAGAAGGAAACAATACAGAAGTAACAATACCAAACCTATATAGGATAAAGAACAGAGCATTGTTGAAGGAACTTGTGCTATGGAATCCACAAGGAAACTTTGACCGAGTGATGAGTCTTGTGCAACTGATGCTGTATAGAGAAGAGAAACTTGTGCTTGGTCATGGAGACTTGAGGAGAACAGAGACAATGAGTGATGGATTGGAGAATGATGAGTACTGGGAGAAGAACTATCCTGGAGAAAGAGGGGAGATGGGAGAAAAGTGGTAAGCCTTACTAAGCCTAATTAAGCCTGCTTTGGGAAATAAGCCTTATTAAGCCTAATTAAGCCTATCTGAGCCATTGAAAAAAAAAGAGGGAGAATAAGCCTTACTGAGCCTAGTTGAGCCTATCTAAGCTATTGCTTGGGAGGTTTGATTAGGCTTTATTGTTTTTTGGGGGGATTATTAAGAACTTCTTTTATTGTGGCTTAGAGAAAAAATAAGGGATAATATTACGCATATATGTTTTTGTACTTTTGTGGAAAAGAAAAGCTTAGAGAAGTAATGTAGAATTAAAGAGAAGAAAAGTATGGAAGCATTAAGTTTTGACAATATCTTGGGTGAGAATGAGATTGAGACTCTATTTGTAGACCCAGAAGATAATGAGGTTGTAGATGAACCTACAAAAACAGAAGAGGAGGAAGTAATAGATACTCCTGATTCTAAAGATAATAAACCAAAAGAAAAGAATAAGACTACTGAGGTTGTTGATCCTGAGACCTTGTTTGAGGAAGAGACACCAGAGAGCGTAGGTAGTGGTAAAGATAAAGAAGGTAAGGAAGATACTGTCACTGACGAGGGATCAGATGGCACTTCTCCAAACGATAACTTCTACTCTTCCATTGCCAATGCCTTGGCTGTGGATGGTATCTTCCCTAACCTTGATGATGAGACAGTGAAGAAAGCAGTTGATGCTGAGACATTCAGTGACTTGATTGAAGCAGAAGTAAATGCCAGGTTTGATGAGAAGCAACAGAGGATTTCAAAGGCTCTTGAGAATGGAGTAGAGCCAACTGATATTAAGAAATATGAAAGTACCCTTGACTACATCAATAAGATAACAGATGCAGCTATTGCTGAGGAGAGTGAAAAGGGAGAGCAGTTGAGGTACAACTTAATTTATCAGGACTTCCTTAATAAAGGCATGTCAGCAGATAAGGCAAAGAAGTACACAGACAGAACCATTAATGCAGGAACAGATGTTGAGGATGCTAAGGAAGCATTGCAGAGCAACAAGGAATATTTTAGTGGTGAATACAACAGATTGCTTCAAGAGGCACAGCAGCAGGCAGATGAAGATAAGGCAGAAAGGTCAAAACAAGCAAAGCAGTTGCAGACCTCTCTTCTGAAAGACAAGAATTTGTTTGGTGATATGGAAATCAGCAATGACATTAGGAAGAAAGCCTTTGAGACAGTATCCAAGCCAGTGTATAGAGACCCTGAGACAGGAGACTATTTGACAGCTCTTCAGAAATATGAGATAGAGCATAGGGCAGACTTCTTGAAATACACAGGTCTCATCTTTGCAATGACCAATGGCTTTAAGGATTTTGATTCCTTTGCCAAAGGTAAGGTTAAGAAAGAAATGAGAAAAGGTCTTAGAGATTTAGAGAAAACCCTGAACAACACATCAAGAACAAAGGATGGTAATCTAAGAATGGTAACCAATCAGAAAGATGATCCAGACTCTTTTATTGGTAAGGGAATGAAGCTTGATTTATAAGACCATGAAAAACAATATTATTAAATGCTTAAATGTAAATAAAAATGGCCGGAAAATTAGGTAAGTTCCAGAAGCAGACATTTAGCCATTGGATAGGTACCAGCAAGGCAAATCACCTTGGTGGTATATTCCAAATGCAGCCACAGAAGGCAACATCCTTGATGGTACAGCTGCTTGCCTGGCATAGGGGTAAGACACTTAACACATTTTTGTCACAGTTCCCCACAAAGACTTTTGACAGTGATGATGAGTACACATGGGACATTGTAGGTAGTTCTGCAAGGAACATTCCTTTGGTAGAAGCAAGGGATGCTGATGGTGTAGATGTAACAGCTACTACTCGTAATGGAGCCAATGTAGGTGTGAATGGTGAGCCATTCTACTTGGTATTTGCAGAGGATTGGTTTGCTGATGGTGAGGTAATTGTAGGTGAGCGCAATGAGGTATATCCTATCAGGGTACTTGCAAATGGCAGGAATGAAGGTACTAACACAGTCTACAAGGTAGAGTTGATGGGTGGTATCATTTCAGGTATTCCTGTAGATGAGCTGCTTGCAGGCAAGAGGTTCTCAGTAGAGTATGCACCAGTAGAGAAGGATTTCTCTCGTAAGGTAGGTGATGTACGCTTCTCAAGTCCTATAGCAATGAGGAATGAGTTTACTACTATCCGTATTCACACTAAGGTAGCAGGCTCAATGATTAACAAGAAGATTGCCTTTGGTATTCCAGTAACCAAGGAAGTAAATGGTCGCTATGTTAAAGACACTGTAAACATGTGGATGCATTATGAGCAGTGGGAGCTTGAGCAGCAGTGGGATGATTATAAGAACAACATGCTTGCTTATGGTCGTTCAAACAGGAATATTAATGGTGAGTATCTTAACATTGGTAAGAGTGGTGAGGTAATTCGTATGGGAGCTGGTATGTTTGAGCAGATGGAAGCAGCCAATACCATAACTTACAACACCTTCGCATTGAAGCTTATTGAGGATGCTATTTATGAGTTGTCAGCAGCAAAGCTTGGTATGGAAGACCGTACTTTTGTAATCAAGACAGGTGAGCGTGGTGCTATTCAGTTCCATAAGGCAGTGCTTGACACAGTGAGTGGTTGGTCAGCATTCCAGGTAAATGGAGATGCAGTAGGCATGGTAAGGAAGGTACAGTCACCATTGCATGAGAATGCCTTGTCAGCAGGTTTCCAGTTTGTAGAGTTCCAGGCACCAAACGGTGTAAAGGTGAAGATTGATGTTGATTCTCGTTATGATGACCCAGTGCGTAATAAGATTATGCATCCAAACGGAGGTCCTGCATACTCATACAGGTATGACATTTTTGACATTGGTACAATGGATCAGCCCAACATCTTCAAGTGTGCAGTAAAGGGCATGGAAGGTGATATGACCTCTTATGAGTGGGGCTTGAGGAATCCTTTCACAGGTCAGATGGGTAACCCCAACATGAGCCATGATGAGGATTCAGCAACAATTCATAAGATGACCACAATGGGTGTATGTGTGCTTGACCCAACAAGGACAATGAGCTTGATACCAGCAATCATAGCTTAAGATATAGAAAGAGGCAGTGAGGGAACAAGGTTTCCCTCCTGTACTCTTACTAAGATAAAACAAAACAGAAAAACAAAATAAAAGGAGAAGTAGAAATGGGAAGAGTTAGTAAGAAAGACAATCCAAATACAGAGACAGTTTTGCAGGATATGGAATTGGATGTGACACCACAGGAAGAAATAAAGACAGAAATTCCGTTGCCTAAAGCAGAGACAGAGATAAAGTCAAGTTATGCAGAAAAGGCAGTACCAAGTTATAGCAAGGAACCAGCAAATTGCTTGAGGAATGAACGTATTATAGTAAGATTTGTTCCAAGTCCTACAGCAATGGTACAGCGGAAGGGACATCTTTTGTCAGGAGGTATGGCAGAGAATGCAACAAGAAGTTTTGTAGTGCCAAGGCTTAGTAAGACAGGAATGTTCAAGAATGTTCTTACAGATAGTGAGAAGACCTTTTTGGAAAAAGCAATGGGATTGGAAATCAATGCTCTCAGTATCTATAAGAAAGAAAACAACTTCTGGGATGACAGTAATCCAAATGGTATAGGTAGGGTGAAACTGCACAAGCAGGATAACTATCTTGACCTAAGTATTCCAGAGCAGTATATACAGTATAAGATATTGCTTGCCAACAAGGACTTCATAGCATCCTCAATGGAAGAGCTTGAAGAAAGACCAAAGGCAACCTATCAGTTTGTGATTATCTCAGAAGGTGCAGAGGCACAGAAGAATCTCAGTAAGATGGACATCACAATGGAATGCTATACAGAATATGGTGCTGTGAAGAGAGACAAGAACACTCTTAAGACTATTATAGAGCAGCTTGAGAAGCGTCCTATCAGTCCTAATGTAGAACTTGGTTTCTTGCAGAATAAGGTTAATGAGTATATTCAGGCAGACCCACGTAAGTTCTATACAGTGATTACAGATGAGTATTTGCCAGCAAAAGTACTTGTCAAGAGAGCAGTAGAAGCAGGACTTATAGGAACAAAGAACAACACTTACTATCTACGTAAGGATGGTTCTCCACTGTGTGAAATGAATGAGGAGAGTACCTTGAACAATGCAGCCAAGTATCTCAGTTCAATCAAGCATCAGGAGCTGAAGTATATGTTGGAAGCACAGTTGAAGGAAGTAGAAGAAGAATAAATTTAATCATATATGGAGTTTAGGTAAGGAAACATAATTCCTTACCACTCCTTTCCAAAAACTATAAAGATATGTCAGTAGAAGAGATGGATAATATGTTTGATGTGTTATATAACAATATAACATCAAACCAAGCACCAGGACTTAATGCCTATGAGAAGAGTATCTTTCTTACCAAGGCACAGGATGAAATTCTGAAGAACTACTTTAATCCAAAGAGCAAAGGCAATAATACCCAAGATGGCTTTGATGGTAGTGTCAAGAGGCAAGTGGACTTCTCCATGCTCACTACTGTAGCTACTACAAGTGCAACATACTATTCTTACACTCTTATAGCAGATAAGACAGACAAGGATGGTAACCCAGTATATTCAAGAACAAAGACAACCAGTTCTATACCTCAGTCTACCTACAGCTATACAGAAGCTTATGATTCTGAAGGCAATGTATTAAAAGATACCAAGGGAGATGTACTTTATGTGAAGAATGAAGGAACAGATGTTTCAGGCTTTGATAATTCATTGTTTGATACACGACCAAACAGCAAGAGTATAACTCTACCACCAAGGCTTATGTTTGCTATCAATGAAATGGTAGAGGTAAGTAGAAACAACAAGACTATACTTTTGCAGGTAGTGCCAGTTAAATTTGATGAATATTCAAGGTTGATGTGCAAGCCCTACAAGAGACCACTGAAATATCAAGCATGGAGACTTACAAACAATGATGTGGTAAACAAGGCAGATATAGTAGTAGGTCCTACAGACGTACTTACAAAGTATACCATCAGATATGTAAGGAGACCAAATCCAATCATAGTATCAAACCTTGATGGACTTTCCATTGAAGGTAAGGAAGATAAGATGGAGTGTGAGTTAGACCCAATACTTCATGAAGAGATACTTCAGAGAGCAGTAGAGCTTGCAAAGATAGCTTGGACAAATACAGGGCAGGATAACCTACAAGCAGTAATGCAAGCAGGACAGAGAAGTGAGTAATCATAAACAAAGAAGATATGACAGTAGAGGAGTTTTCAAATAGCTTTGACACATTGCTTAACAGCTATGCTCTCACTCCAAGTTTTGGAGAAGAGACCTCAAAGCAAACCATAGCACTTGATGAATATGAGAAATCAGTGTTTTTGACTAAGGCACAAGAAGAGATAGTGCTTGGTCTATACAATGGTAAGAATCCTTATGGAGACATCTTTGAAGGAACAGAAGAGCTGAGGAGATACTTGTCAGACTTGACAGCAGAGAAGTTTCTAAAGCCAATAACAAATTCCTCAGGTACACCTCTTGGTCTTGAAAGCAAATCAAAGTTCTTTACTCTTCCAGAAGACCTATGGTTCATAACAATGGAATCAGTAGTAGTAGACAATGGTAAATGTGGTGCAGAAACCATAATGAAGGTATATCCAGTAAAGCAAGATGAATATCAAGTAATCAGAGACAATCCCTTCAGAGGAGCCAATGATAGGAGAGCATTGAGATTGGACTTGTCAGAAGGAAATGTAGAGATAATCTGTAAGTACTTAGTGTCAGTCTACTATATAAGGTACATAAAGAAAGTATCACCTATTATACTTATTGACTTGTCAGATGGTTTGTCAATAGAAGGACAGAGTAAAGCAAAAAACTGTATCTTGCATGAAGCTCTTCATCAGAAGATATTAGATAGGGCAGTACAGCTTGCATTGCAAAGTAAAGGATATAATATCAATAAATAATAGTTAAGGTCTACCAAGTAGACAATGTTTAATTAAATACATAAATAAAGATGAGTGTTTATAGTTTGAATCAGGTAAGACACCTGTATGTAGCAAACAAGTCAGTAGAAGCAACAGCAGAACTGGCTAATATTGGAGATTTTAAGGTGAAGACCTGTGGTAACATTGAGAAAGAAGTATACTTTGAGGTACAGGGTCCAGACACAGTGCTGAAGAGTGACTACATTCCAGTGAAGAACATCAATTATGTCAATGTCCTTAAAGCAGCTGCTATGGCAACACCTATGAAGAAGGTGAAGGTAGTGTTGGATCCCACGGTTAATGGAGGCAATCCTATTGCAGGACAGGACTATGTACTTCGCATTAACTTCCATCAGTTCTTTGGTATGGGTGCTCAGGACCAGTATGTAAAGGATGCAGCAGTACATGCAAGGAAGGGTATGACAGCAGAGCAGTTCTATAAGGAGCTGGTAAAGGCACTTAACCTCAGTTTTTCACGTGAGGTAAGGGCTACTGCTACAAGTAATCCCTACCTTAAGTTTACAGCCAATACAGACAGTATTGAGATTGAGGAGGTGCCACAGTCATGGACATTAGGTACAGAGGCACAGGAGCGAGTACTCTTTGATGTAATGCCTACTACAGTGTATGATGGTGTAGATGACTTGATATGGGGTACTGTGGCTACAGAAGCTTCTACTACCATGGTAGGTAATGGCAAGAAGCTGGCAGACCTTGAGTACTTCCTTCTTGGTGAACGTGGAGACCAGTATAGGAAGGTAGGTTTCCCGAATGACATTGAGACCAAGGGTATGATAGACCCAAGTAAGGAATATGATGTGATTGAGATTCACTATGCCTTTACAGACACAGGTGTCAATAGTTATAGGACAGAGAAGGACATTACCATTGCAGTGCCATCAGAAGGTGGCGAAACTTTTGTTGAGATTAACAAGATTATTACTGCTTTTAACACAGCTACAGGTTTTACTGTAAAGCCTCTTGCAAAGGCTGACGGTGAATAATTAGTCTTTTGTTTCATATATTATTATGGAGGGATTGGGGAATGTATCCCTGGTTCCTCTTTTTTGTTTTATTTAAAGAAAGTAAGATATGATACTATTTGACCAGTTAAGAATCTCAGATGATGGACAGAGACTGTATATCAATGCACATGTGAATAAAGCAGACTATTTTAAGAACATGTATATAGACTCTGTGGTGATAATGACAGCAGATAAAGTGTCAGAAACAGCACCAGAGACTCCAACCTCAGACTATATATATAAAAAGGAAATAGAGGGTAATGTAAAAGAATTAGATTTGGTACTAACTTCATTGGACTTTACAAAGTCATGGGAGACAGATCCAAAAGCAATGGCTTTTAATATGGCAGACATGAGCAACACACTGTTCTTTGTATATATAAAATGTAAGGGAACACCAGGAGAATGTACTCCCTGTAGGTTTGATGAAGAGACAACCCTTGGAGTAGTGTTTGATGAAAATGTGCTTTATCAAAGAGTGATGAACTATACCAAGGAGTTAGTAGCAGACTGTAGTATTCCTACAGAGTTTACAGATTTCATATTGCTGTGGAATGCTTTCAAGGCAGCTATAGAGACAGAGCATTATGTAGCAGCCATCAAGTTCTACAATAAACTGTTTGGTGTAGTAAGGAGTGGCTATAGCAATAATATAATAAAAACTTGTGGGTGCAATGGATGAAATATTGTTTGAAGCATTGTCTGAATATTTTCATGCCTTAGAGTTGAAAGGATATATGTCAAAGAGTCACAGCATGAAGCTATTGGTGCTGAGTTTCTACAGAGACTTTGTATTCAAGGACTATAGAGGCATGTTGAGTAAGAGAGATTATTGTTTTATAGAGAAAGCTTTGGACTGTATCTATGGAACAAGTTGTTTAATACCTTATCCAGATTATTTGAAAATGGGAAAGCTACATTTAGGAGAGATGACAGAGATGGCTCAGAGGTTGAAGACCCTTGAGAATACAGAAGTTGTAAAAGTAATACATGAAGCTGAGGCAGATACTCAGTCGGATGTTGTGGTTATGATGGAAGAAGAATAATGAATTGAAGTTCCAAGGCAGACATTCTATAAACAAGAATAACAAGAGCCTTGGAACTTTTAGCTTAAAACAAGAAGAGATATGTTAGTGAAGGAAATTGTATATATAGTGCTGGACTTGGCAAAGGCATATACTTCAGATGACTCATTCTTCAATGAAGACCATGTACTGTTTCTGTTGAAGAAGTATAGAAGTTTCCTGATAAAAAAAGAGCAGGAGAAGCTGAAGACATCTACAGATATAGCTTCAGAATTTGAGTATCAACAGATATGTCTGAACTTAGAGAAAGTACCAGCAATGGATGGAAGTCCATGTACAGGAGGATATTATCTTAGGACAGAAGAGAAGATACCAAAACTTCTTGAAGGAAATATGCCAAGAGTATATCCTATGGACTTTTATCAAGGAATAAACATAAGCTATGTACCAAGAGACAAGATGAGATATATAGGTACAAACAAGTTTTTGAGAAACATAATATATGTGTCATTAGGAACAGACTTGCATCTATATCTTAAAAGTGTCAATCCCCAGTTTCTTAATCTTAGGAAATTAAGAATGAGTGCAATATTTGAGGACTTTGATGAGATAGAGAAATATAAATGTGAAGAGGATACTACAGTATGTGATGTAATGGAGAGGGAGTTTCCAATAAGGGATTATCTGGTACCAACTTTAACAGAGCTTGTAGTAAAGGAACTTGTAGGAAGCATGTATAAACCTGTAGACCAAGCTAATAATGCAAGTGATGATATGTCAAAGGTAGCAATAAAACAAAGTTAGAAATGGACTATAAGGAGTTTAGAGCCAAGCTTATAAAGACAGATGTTCCAAGGAAACCAAAGGTAAGAAATTCATGGGGAGTGTATGATGCCTATAAGCATATAAGAAAGAAAGGCTGGTATGATATAGGCAGACCTTTGAAAGAGCATGAGTTCTATAGTATTGTCAGAGGTGTAAATGACTTAATGGCTGAGGAAATAGTCAGGGGAAACATAATAAAGTTTCCACACAATATGGGGGAACTTGAATTGAGGAAATACAAGCCAGAGGTGAAGATAGTAGATGGAAAACTGAAAATAGGTTATCCTGTAAACTGGGACAAGACAATAAAGCTATGGTATGAGGATGAAGAAGCAAGGATAAACAAGACACTTCTAAGACATGAACCAAAATACATATACCACATAAAGTATAATAAATATCATGCCATGTATGAGAATCAAGTCTTTTATGAGTTTGAGGTAAACAGATTTATAAAGCGAGCATTAGTAGGAAGTATTAACAATGGTAAAACAGATACATTATGGTGACAGAGATACAATATACAAATATAAGGAGGGTGCTTGATGACTTAGTAGAGCACCCATTGCTGAAAAACTTGACACTTGAGCAAGTGATAAGACACACTCTTAGATTCATATCCCTGCATGGTTATCCAAGTCTATACCAAGACAAGATAGAAGAAGTAGAGATAAAAGACTTCAGAGGACTGTTGCCTTGTGACCTTGTTTCAATAATACAGGTAAAAGACCTTGATACATGTATTTGTCTGAGAGCAATGACAGATAATTTCACAAGAGGTTTGGAACCTAAGCCAAGAGAAGACAGGGGACCTAAGGACTTGCTGAATAATGTACAACATGAGTATATACCACCAAGGAATGTATGTGTAGAAGAAATGTCATTCAAGACACAAGGTAGAGTGATATTCACATCCTTTCCAGTAGGAAGAATAGAAGTGGCATATAAAGCAATACCAGTAGATGAAGATGGTTTTCCATTGTTGATAGACAATGAAACATATCTGAATGCACTGGAGGCATATATCAAAGTAAAGGTGTTCACTGTAAAGTTTGATACAAACAATATATCAGCAGGAGTATTGAGCAATGCCCAAACAGAGTATGCTTGGGCAGCACATTTGCTACAGAGTGAGATGACAACACCATCAGTATCAGAGATGGAGAGTATTACAAGGTACCTTAATACTTTGATAAAGCCAGTGACACACTTTGACAATGGATTCAAGAACTTAGGAGATAGAGAATATAGGAGGAGATATTAATATGGCAAAGAAATATATTAATTGGAAAACAAAAGGCATGAATAGAGACATGTCAGTATCAGCCTTTAATCCAGAGTTTGCTTTTGAGAATCTTAACATAAGACTTGCTACCAATGAAGGTAATACAATGATGTCTTGGGTTAATGAGAGAGGACCAAAGAAACTAAGGCTTCGTGTAGATACCAAGCCTTGGGCTACAGAGGATTTTGTTGGTAGGTATGATAGTAATGTTGATGAAGAAACTAAGGAAATTACTGATGCATCAGTTATTAGAGGAATACCTGTAGGAACTGCTGTGCTTAATCATAAGTTAGTATTATTTACTGTCAATGATTATATCTATCTCTTTGAAAAATCAGATGATAAGGACTATGATCTTGAAGGCAAGGTTCTTTATTTTGGATCATTGGGATTTAGTCCTAATTATCCTATAGAGACCTTGGTGTCTTATGAGTCAGAGAATATTCAGAAAGTGTATTGGACAGATGGATTGAATCAGCCAAGAATAATCAATATAGCTTCAGCTATGAATTATAAGTTAGGCAAATATAATGATTCATCTTTTGACTTTGTGCCAGAGTTAGCTTTAAAGGAAACAGTATCAGTCAGTAAGATGTATGGTGCAGGAGAGTTTCCTCCTGGAGTGATACAGTATGCCTTTACTTATTATAACAAATATGGTCAGGAGAGTAATATATTTTACACAACACCCTTGCAGTATATCTCTTATATCAACAGAGCAGGAAGTCCAGAGGAAAAGGTAGCAAACTGCTTTAGGATTAAGATAAACAATATAGACAAGAACTTTGATTATTTAAGGATTTACTCAATCCTTAGGACATCAAAGGATGCTACACCTGTGGTTAAAAGGATACAGGACTTAGAGATACGAGAAGATGCTACATCTGTAACATATATAGATAATGGTACCAGTGGTGAGATAGTAGACCCTACAGAGCTGTTGTATAAAGGCGGTGAAGAGATTGTAGCTAAGACTATAGAGCAGAAAGATGAGACACTGTTTTTGGGAAATATTACAGTGAAGAGACCACCTCTTAGTATAAAGGAGAGGTTGTTAAAGGAGAATGGGGTTAGTAAAGATAGTCTTTTAGCTAATGGAAATGTTTATGCAACACAATCTGAAAGATATTTTAAATTAGTGTCTAACCCACCACTTACTTATTATAATACTCTTGATACTGATGCTAATCCTGATACAGGTGATATTAATTATCAAGGAGCAGCTTGTTTTAAATCTAGAGAGTATTATAGACTTGGAGTACAGTTTCAGTATAAAAACGGTAAGTGGTCAGAACCTTGCTGGATAGGTGATAAACCATGTAATGCAATTCCTAAAGAAGAAAATTGGTCACATCCAGATGGTACTAAAACACATGACATAGCAGTTCCTGAGTTTAGGTATACTATGAAAGCTGTAGGAGAAACAGGTATTGGCAGTATATTCAAAAGTTTACATGAACAAGGTTATAGAAAAGTAAGACCAGTATTTGCTATACCAAGGACACAAGATAGAACAATCTTATGTCAGGGAATAGGTTGTCCTACTATGTATAGAAAGGTAGATAGGGATAACAATCTATATGCAGTTTCATCATGGTTATTTAGATCTAAACTTACAGATAGTATTGATGGTACTGATTGGAATGTTCCAAATGCTACATATCAAGAAAAAGATGGATATACTGGTGGAGGTTATGTTACTTCAGATGATATACTTAAATCTCAATATAGAACTCAAGTTATTAATGATTTAATTTCACCTTATTTATCCAGTACGGAAGTTATGGGTACTTATAATGATAATGACTCTTTCCGTGTAGAAAATACAATGTTAACCTTAAATTCTCCAGATGTAGAATTTGATGATTATATAACTCATACAGATTTTAAAGGTTATGAGCTATTTATTCCTGGAAAGGTTTATTTTGATAAGACTTATGGAGATATAAGTATTCAGACATCAACTTCAACTATAGGTTCTAATTCTGCTGGATTTGTTCATAGAAGTATTGTAGCTCCAGGATACGGTGCTCTTATTTCAGGATTGTTTTATAATGACCATATAGTAGATGATATAGATGTAGAAGGAAAATATGGAACTTATTGTCCTGACAATCCTCCTGTAGATTTTCCAATATATATGTGGCATAAGAATGGTTCCTTGAATAATGATGTTGCAAGGGATAATAGGAGTGCTCAGTTATTAAAAAAGAGAATAAGTAATTATAAATTTGGTCCTAAAACTACTTATTATGATATTGGAGATGCTCCTATATTAGGAGAAAGAAAGGCTATAGACATTCAATTATTTAATTCTGACATTCTTTCCATTATAAAGGTAAATGGAAAGGTATATCAGGGAAATGTTGATACAATGGTAATGCCAAGTGAGCCTTCTCCTTATTATTTTGTAGGATGGCCGTGGAGAAAAAATGTAGATACAGACTATAAAACAAAATGTCAGCTTAAAATATCTCTTGAAAATCCTAATGATCTAAGTTCAAAGTGTGGTATATTTGAATTAAAGAAAGTTGATAATTCTTGGGTTTGGAGTATACCTCTACAAATAAGTAATCCTATTAAACCTACTATTACAGTTAATGGTAATGATATTGGTGATCATGTAAAAAACATATCTTACTGGAGAGAAGGTGTTCAAATAAAATATAAATCCACCCCTCATTTGGTATTAGATACAGATTCTACAATTTCATTTAAAGCTAAAGGGGAGTTTCCGCTTATTGAAGTCTATAAGGAATATGATAAAGCTATAATCTTTGGAGGTGCATCAGATGAGGCATTGCAGGCAGCTACATGGATACCTTGTGGACCTTCAGTATCATTTGATGAAAATACCAAACAATGTATATTGGAGTTTAAGTGGGGAGATACATATTTCCAAAGGTATGAATGCTTGAAAACTTATCCTTTCAGTCCAGAAGATAAGAATCAGGTAGTGGAGATAGCTTCATTTATGATGGAGACAAGGGTGAATATAGATGGAAGGTATGATAAGAACAGAGGACAGGTAAGTAATCTGAATGTGACACCTCAGAACTTTAATCTAATAAATCCAGTGTATTCACAGATGGATAACTTCTTCTCATATAAGATAATGGATGAGGATAGCTATAAGAATACTGTATTTCCAAATACAGTGACTTGGACTAAGACTAAGCAGAATGGAGCAGATGTAGACTTGTGGACTAATATAACCTTAGCCAATACATTGGAGATGGATGGAAACAAAGGAAAGGTAAACAAGCTTATAAGGCTTAATAATCAGTTGCTTTCATTCCAAGACAGCGGTATATCACAAATACTGTATAATGAGAATACACAGATTTCCACTACAGAGGGAGTGCCTATTGAGATAGCAAACTCACAGAAGGTTCAAGGAAAGAGATATTACTCAGATACAGTAGGCTGTTCAAACAAGTGGTCTATGGTACAGACACCTTCAGGCATATACTTTATGGACAGCAATGAGAAAAGCATATATTTGTTTAATGGTCAGTTGAATAATTTGAGTACAGTAGGAGGCTTTAATGCTTGGGCTAAGCAGAATATTCCATCAGCAGAGATAGAATGGACAGCTAATATGTTTGATTCATTTGTAGCTTACTATGACAAGTTGAATCAAGATGTGTTATTTATAAATGAGGAAATAGCATTGGCTTATTCAGAGAAGTTCAACTGCTTCACTTCATTCTATGATTATGGTGGAACACCTTTCTTTGTAAATCTTGATGATATAGGAATATGGATAAAGAACCTTAATCTGTGGCAACACCAAGCAGGAGAGTACTGTAACTTCTTTGGTGAGAATAAATCTTACTCAATGACTCTTGTAGCTAATCAAGAACCACAGATGGATAAGATGTTTACTAACTTGGAGTTCAGAGCTTGTGTAGAAGGTGAAGGAGTATATGATGAAAATACAGGAAAGTTTAAGCCTGCCTTACCATTTGACACTGTAGAAGCATGGAATGAGTATCAGCATGGAATGCTTAGTCTTAGTGATAGAGATGGTCATGACAGATTTACTCATGGAAATTCAGACGGCAATGCTTCACTTAACAGGAAGTTCAGAATGTGGAGGTGTGATATTCCGAGGGATAATGTAGAGGTAAACAAGATAAATGCTGCTACAGAGTCCTTGATGGGAATAAAGAGGTTTAAGGCAAGACCATTGGATAGGATAAGGAATCCTTGGGCATACATAAAGCTGACTAAGAATGTAGCAACAAGTAAGGTAGAGGTGCATGATATTATGGTGACGTATTTTGGGTAAGCCTTGCTATGCCTATTTAAGCCTTTTTGAGCCTTAGGTAAAGAGGTGAGGGAATCTTAGTGATTCTCTTACCTCTTTTTATAATATAGTTTAGGATGAAACATTGAAGCCAGTAAAGAAGTATCTTTGTAAAAACATATATTAATATGAGAAAAAGAAATAAATTATATAGAGTGAACAAATGGAATCAACCATTGTTTGCTCAAGGTATAGATAGAGAGCATCAGAATATCTTTGATGGCTTGGATTTTAGCTACTTGAATAATGTTGATGCAGGAAGTTTGGGAAGTCTAAATAAAACAACAGACCCATCAAAAATAACAAGTTCAGAGATGTCAAGCTGGCTACCTAAGCAAGTAGATGTACCAGTAGGTAAAGTAGGTGGAACAGGTAAGATAGGTAATGTTGTAGGTGCATTAGGTGGTGTTGTCGGTGGTGCTGCTAATAAAATTATAAGTGGAGGACTAAGCTCTGGTGCAGGTAATGCAGTAAGTAGTATAGGTAATACTGTTGGAAGTGCTATCAGTACTATTAATCCTGTGGTAGGAGGTATTGTATCAGCAGCTTCTGGCATTATTGGTGGAGGTATAAATGCTCTCTGGGGTATGAAGACAGACCAAAAGAAGCTTAGGGCAGCTAATGAGGGTACCAACTATTTAAATAGTTTTGTATCAGATGCTTCAACCTTTGATGATATACAAGGACCAAATGCTGTGGCTAATGTGCAGAATGCTTATAAAGGAGGAGTCTTTAAGAAAGGCAAGGCAAGAAGGAAGAATGCAGCTCTTAGAGCAGAAAGAACAAATGCAGAGTCATGGGCAAATAGAAGTGTAGATAACAATATTGATAATATAGCAGAGACACAAATGGATACAATGCTTGCAAACTATGCAGCTTTTGGAGGTCCACTTGGAGGAATGCCTATTCAAGATACAGGAGCTATAGATTATGGATTTATGTCAGATTATCTTGTAACAAAGAATAGAATGGCAGACATGAAAAACAAGATTACTGGAACTGTATTTGACAATATACCCTCAACACCTATAAATACCTTTGAGTCAGGTGGAGGTATTCATATTAAGAAGAGTCATAGAGGATTATTCACTAAAGAAGCTAAGGCACATGGTATGGGAGTACAAGAATTTGCATCACATGTGTTAGTTAATAAAGATAAGTATTCACCTGAAGTGGTGAAGAGAGCTAACTTTGCAAGGAATGCTGCTAAGTTTGCTTTAGGTGGAGATATGCAAACTAATGGAGCAGACTTTACAGATGGTCTTACTATTATTGGTGCAGGAGGTTCACATGAAGAGAATCCTTATGATGGTGTGCAAGTAGGTATAAGCAGAGAAAATGGTCAGCCTAATCTTGTAGAAGAAGGAGAGACCATATTTGATGATTATGTGTTTAGTCAGAGGATAAAGGCAGATGCAAAGACAAAGAAGAAATTCCATATAGGAAAGAAGACAGAAATAAGCTATGCAGACTTATCAAAGAAACTTGAAAAAGAAAGTCTTGAGAGACCAAATGACCCAATATCACAGAATGGACTGAAGAAACAACTTCATGACCTTGCAGATGAGCAGGAGAGGCAGAAGGCAGATGATATGCAAGAAGCCTTTGAGCAGTTGCCACCAGAGCAGCAGCAGGCAATAATGCAGCAAGTAGCTATGCAGGAACAGCAAACTCAGGAAGCACAGCAAATGCAGAATGAAGAGCAACTTCAGAATGCACAGCAAGGAGTGCAGCTTCAAGGACAGCAGGATAATGGTGAGCAGATGGAAGAAGAGCCTAATATGAAAGAAGGAAATACAGAACAGATAAATGCTTGTGGTGGAAAGATGAACAGATTTGATAAGGGTGGAGACATGCAGAGAAAGATATATAATCTCTTAAAAACACCTACAGACAGAGAATTTAATAAGTGGGCAGAAGACCATAAGATAGGTAAGATAGATGATTGGGAAAACATATTGAAAAATAAAGCCTTTGTAGAAGCTTTAGGAAAAGACGATCCTATGTTGAGGGATGCTCTTTCAAGAGGATATGATTTTGGTTTTTATGTTCCAAATGAGAATGGAAAACTAACCTTTGATTTTGTACATGGAGGTTGGGGAAAGGAAGACTATGATGCTTGGAATGGCAGTACTGATGCAGCTTGGAAGGAAGCAGTAAAGAAAGGTCTTGTGAAGAAAGGTATGAAGTCAGAGGAAATAGGCAAAGCCTTAGCACAGACAGATGCTTATAAGAGAGGTTCTGACTGGTTAAAAGAAAAGGAGGAAAACAGACTGTTCTATTTGCAACAGATACTTAATAGTAAAGATGCACCAGAAGCAGCAAGACAATATGCAGCAAGATATGTAGATAACAATGGTTGGCTGAAAGATGCGAAGAGGGATTATCAAACTATCTTTGAAGACCCCAATGGAACTGGTGTTAGGAATACTCATCCTGGAACATATTGGAAGACACCTAATGAGATGTTGAGAAATAAGATGTCAGGAAACTTTGTAGTGAATGATGATGGTACAGTAGATGAGATTATAGGAGATGTGCCAGAGGGATGGAGTGGTACAGGAAGCTATAAGTGGCAGGATGCTGATAGTGATTATGAGTATAACTACTATAAGAGACCAGTAGACTCAGTGGTTACTCCTGATAAGAAAGGTAAGGTAGAAGATGAGGAATATGAGCCAATACATAAACCAACATGGGGAAGAACAGCAGGACTATTAGGACCAGCAGTAGGTCTTGGGATGCAAGCCTTAGGTATAGGAAAACCAGACTATTCAGGAATGGATGCTGCATTAGAGATAACAAATGGAAGTCCAGCATTGGCACATGCCCAGTTTATTGGTAATCGTCTTAAGTATAGACCAATGGATATATGGTATGAGCAGAATAGGATGGATGCCAATAGTAGGGCTACAGACAGAGCTATTCTTAACAATGCTTCTCCAATGGGAACAAAGATGGCAGGATTGTTGGCAAATGGGTATAACAGTCAAATAGCAGATGGTGAACTTTATAGAAAAGCCTTGGAGTATAATGATGTACAGAGGCAGAGAGTAGCAGAGTTTAACAGAGGTACAGATATGTACAATGCTAATGCTGCAAATCAAGTATCAGCTACCAATGCTCAAATAGCAAACAATAACAGACAGCTTAGAGCACAGATGCAGATGGATGCTGCAAGGCAGAGAATGGCTGCTGATGCTGCCTGGAATCAAGGTATATATGGTAATGTGAATGGCTTATTTGCAGGTTTGGGAGCCTGGGGTAAGGAGAATGCACAACATAATATGATTGCAGACATGGCTGCTGATGGATTGTTTGGAACAATGAGTGACAAGCAGAATATAGGTAAGACCTATATAAGAAAGAAAAAGGCAGCATGTGGAGGCAAGATAAATAGGAAAAAGAAAGGTTTAACATTTTAAAGAGTAGAAGATATGCCAGACTATTCATTTGTAGTTTCACCAACATTTAATCCATTCAGTATGCAGGAAATGCTTGTACCATTTTCTGCATACAAGGATGCTTTTGAGAAGAGTGAAGAACAGTATGACACCTTATCACAAGGTGCAGATAAATTTAAATATCTCAGTGAGACATTGCCAGAAGGAAGTAAGGCAAGGCAGATATATGAAGGCTATGCCAATGACCTTAGAGCACAAGCAGAAGACCTTGCACATAATGGTCTTACTATGGGAAATAGAAGAGCCTTGACATCCTTGAAGAGAAGATACCAAGGAGAAATGGGTAGAATACTTCAAGCAGATGAAGCTATGAGAGAAGAAAAGAAGCTAAGGCAAAGTCTTGGAGCACAAGACACTTCACTGCTATATGCTAATGACAATCTAAACATAGATGACTTCTTGGATGGAAAAAATCCTAATCTATATAGGATTAGTGGTAATGAGCTGTATACAAGAGGAGCAGCTGCTGGTAAGGCAGCATCATCGAGGATATTCTCAGCAGGAGATGCAGGAAGTACACTGAATGGTTATTATAGAGACTATGTGCAGAAACTTGGATATAGTCCTGAGACCATAAGAAAGTTCTATAAGGATATGTCTACAATACCAGAGTTACAGATGGCTGCTGATGCTATACTTGAGGAGAGAGGAGTAAATCAAAACCTCAGTGGGTATAATCTTAGGAGAGCAAGACAATCAGTTATTAATGGTATGATAGACGGTGCAGTATATCAGGAGAATCATAGTCCTCAGAGAGATTTGGGAGTGCTGACACCTATGGAACAAAATCAGATAGATATGCAGCAGAAGCAATTTAATCTAAATAAATCCCAGCTTGATGCAAGAGCAGCAGCTATGGGATATAGGATAGATGATAATGGTAACTTACAAATAGACCCTGATAGAATGGAAGCTCTAAAAGAATTGAAGACGAGTAGTAAGGGCACTGGTAGTTCAGATTCTAAAAATGCTTCTCAATATCAAAGTTTATTGGAAAAAGGTATAAGAATTAAATGGAATGGTGATGAAGTTTTAAAAGGTATGATAGATGATCCCGATGATATATCTATACATAATATTGATGATACGGATTATAAGTCTGAAAGGGTAGGAAAACCAGTTTCTTATGAAGAACTTCCTGATTATATGCAAACTAAAATTGATAATATTATAGGTAGTAATGTAGATGAAGATAATTATGTATTTTATTACAAACCTTATAAGTCAGGTGGTCTTTTTAATGATACAGAAGCAGAGGTTGAAATAATACCTAAGAAAGTAATAAAAGGAAATGAATTAAAACAACTTGATTTTGGAGCTAGTTAATAAATATGAATAAGAGGGTGTGTCAAAACTCCCTCTTATTCATATATTTTTTCTAAAGCATCTTTAGCTTTACTACAACCTTGATTTGCAGATAAAGACCAGTAGTATTTTGCTTTACTTAAATTTGGTTTGATATAAACAATTTTAGGATTGCTTAAATATTCTTCCAATTCTTCATCTGTAACTTTACAATAAACTCCTCCCAATCCTCTAAAAATATTTCTACCATCATACCAAAAATTAGTATGTTCATAATCTAAATCATAAAAAGCAAGACCGTTTAGATACAAGTTTCCTAATTTATATTGTGCCCAACGATATTTGTTATTTGCACTTTTTTGAATCCAATATATAGCTTTTTCAAAATTTTGTTTTACACCATAACCATAAATATAATTAATAGCTAAATTATATTGTGCTTTAGGGTCTTCTTTTAAAGCAGCTTGTAAATACCAATAGGAAGATTTTTCATAGTCATCTTCATAATTAGCAACATAAAGAGCAAGTTTTGTTTGAGCTTTTACTACGCCTTTTTCTGCCGCTTGAGTTAATAATCCTATACTCATTCTATATTGTCCTAAAAGAGCAAGTTCATCTGCTATAGAATCTACTTGTTCTATATTATTCAAACCTTGTTCATAAAGGGAATGATATATACGAGGAAGATATATCTTTTTATATCCGATATAACTTCCCAAAGAAAGTAAAGTTATCATTATTATTAATATACTTACTTTTTTGCACCATTTGATGATTAACAATCTGTCCATAATAATAAATTTATAAATCTATATTTTCCCACTTACTTATGTTTTTGTCATATAAAACATAATTTCTCCCAGTAAATCCTATCATCAATTCTTTTTCTCTATTTGATATTTCTTCAAGGGAAAGTTCTCCTAACGAAGAGGCAAATCTAACCCATGTTTTCTCTTTTGAAAAGAATCCTTTAATAAAGATACAACATCTATACTGTTCAAAAGTTGTATGATTATGACATTCTTTTATATTTATTTCATTACCAAATTCTTTTTTGAAATCTTTAAGAGTCCAGTTTTTCTTGAAAATACTTTTTTGTTCTTCTGAAATGTAATATTCTTTTTCTGAAATAGTAGGTGCTGAATAGGTATAAGGTATTTTAGAATTATTAATACCATCATTTATAATAAGCATCCATACAAATGCTATAATTAAAGCTACAAATATTATTAATATTGACATAATTAGTTTTGTATTTTTATTAGTACAGGTACTAACATGATGTTTGTATTTTTAGTTGTAATTGAAATGCTATTTGCAAAGGTAAACAATTTATTGATAGTTACAAATGATTATAAATAAAAAAAGAATGAAATGAATAAAAGAAGTTGATATATTTTTATTTAAACATTTGCTTATCTATCAAAAACTCCTTACCTTTGTCTTACTAATAATTATAAACATTTCAATTTTTAATAATATGAACTCATTAACAATTATAGGTTATATAGCATACATCTTTTTTGCTATAATGATAATTGGATTAATACCTAATTCCTTTTTTAGGTTTATTGCTTTAGTTATATTTGTAGCACCAATATTGAGAAAACTTTTCATGCCAAAAACAGTGTATAACAAATATAGTAAACTACTTAAACTATTCAGGCAAACTCACAGAAGTTTCCAAATTACCAGAAATGAACCTGAAGTAGTAGAGTTCATTTTAAAAGGTTTTGAAAAAGATTCTCTACAATATGGAAGTATTAGGTATAACATTAATGCTTCTATGATTGATTCTGGTAATTTTACTATTAACTCCAAACCAAGAGTATATGTTTCTATACATACAACATTTGAAGATAATGACATTCATATAGAAAAAGATTTCTATCACTCTTATGACCAAACTATGATGTATGATGAAATTATGGTACCTTATATGAAAAAGGTTGCAGAAATTATTGATAACTCTCTTAAAGAAGAGGACAACAAAGAAACTACTAATGAAGAACCTCTAAAACATAAAATCATTAAAACTTGGTCTCTTTTAGATTTTGCAAGAGAATTTGGCCCTAAAATGCAAGTAGGAGAATTTATTAATTCTGAAACTCAAAAAACATTTAAAAACTGTATCTTTACCAAAGACAACACTAAAACCTTTGTTGCATTCAGTTCTAAATTGGGAGTACTGACTCCCAAAGAAATTGTAGAAAGAAAAAATTCCTTAATAGTTGTACAGCTTGATTCTGGAATATACTCATTATGTGAAGACTTTATAAACAACTAAAGAAAGTTGGTTTAAGTATTATATAAGAATATTATAATAAGGCTTGGAAGGATTATATATCCACATCCTTCCAAGCCTTTCTTCTTCCTTTTATAAGACTGTAATGCCCTGTCTTTGATTTGATAACAGCTAAGTCTTCTTTCATATCTGCTATCTCTCTTTCAGTAAGCACACCTAATTTAGATGAAAATGCTACGAAGGTCTTTGTTCCATCTTCTTGTGTGAATACACAACTCTTAAATATTTCACCAGTCTCATGATTAGTAAATTCTCCCACTTGCATCCTTGGACCATATTCTTTTATAAAAGCTATCAAGCTCCATGTGTTTGAGGAATGCCTGTTATTTTTCTTGGAGTCTGAGGCAACATTTAAATCTCTATAAGAAGAGGTAGACTTAAACTCTTCTTTTGTCATTTCCTTATAAACATTGTATTTCTTGAATACCTTTATAACTTCTGACTTCAATTCTTTTTCTTATTGAAGATTCAGTTTTGAGTTAACTTCTATATCCCATCTTAATGCTGCACATATTGAAGCCAGTATCTGTGTATCATTTGACCTAAACATGAATCTCCACATTCCACATACAACAGAAAGAAAATCTATATAGTTAAGAGCTATGTTCTTGGTTATGGATGTTTTAAGAAGTTTTGCTATTTTTGAAGAAGACACAACAATTCTCATCACATCTCTTGCATTGTTTCTACTATGGTCTTGATAGTAGAATCTATCAAGAAAATGCTTCCTTATATCATAGAGATCTAATGAACAGTTCTTGTATAAGTCATATAATGAATATTGCATGCTACTGAGTTTTATTAGTATAACGTAAGATAATTCAATTTGTTGCATAGTATCTACTAAAAAACATATACTTTTTAAGTGTTTTACTTAAGCTGTTCTTACACTAATCCTTAATGTCTACCTTTGTACATATAGAAAATTGATTAATAGATAATATAATGTTAGACAAAATTTCCACACTCATACAGTCCTTTGCTAATTTCTTAGGAGGATTCAGCAAATTGAATGATGTCAATGATCATTCTGTGACTGTGTTTTTTAAAATCATTCTCTGTGCCCTTGGTGCTCTTTTCTTTGGTAAGCTGTTCTTACGTGATGACCTTTATGACTGGGTTGTTGCTATAGCCATGAAACCTAATCCTATCTCTATTGCTGTAGTTGTAGGACTTGCTATGATTGTGTATTCCATATATGCACAAAGAAGGATTATGGCAGCAGTGTCAATCGCTATACAGCAACAGAAAAAACAAGACAAACTTAAAGATAAAGAGTGCTATGCACAGACATCAAGAATTGAAGAAGAAGCCAATGCTCTTACTGATCACTTAAGAAAGTCACTCAACTGTGATGTAGTGACTATTGAGCTTATGCACAATACAGAGAAATATATTGGAGGTTATCATAAGAGATTCTATGATGAAAGTTTCCCTTCTATTAACACTGCTGAGGGAATTACTTTTAACTACAAGGACTTCCAATGTATTCCTACTAATATATTCCCAATCATAGGACACATACTGAAGACTAAGTTCAAATGGTTTACATCTATGGATGAAGTGGCAGAGATTGATTCTGGCTATGCACACATTCTCAAGGAAACTAATTGTGCTGCCCTTGGTATGAGAGCAATGAAGACTTCAAAGAATGAAGACCTCGGAATATTGACAGTGACATGGAGAAAAGAACATGAAGATAGGATTCCTGATTTAGACATTATACAGGATATGATGACAGAGGTAGCTTCTAAACTTGAAGTTCTGTTGGATATGTCAGCTTACGAATAATAATATATAGATAACTTAATTTTTATTACAATGAAAGAAAGTAAGAGTGGAGTTAATTGCATATTTGTTCCCAAGGCTCCTAATGGTGACAGGTCAAGAATGTTTTTGGACTTAATGGATAAAAAGAAGGAGTTTCGTTATACAAGGGAACAAGCTATTGGAATATATGTAATATATACTAAATCCAATGCTAAGGAGAAGATGGAAGCTGTAAAAAATGCAGATGGCTCTCCAAAGTATCACATAAACAGTCAAGGAGAATTTCCTGCAAAAGATGTGGTAGACTATCTTGGTGTGGAAAAACAGATGGAGGAAATAAACAACTTTGATGTAGAGGAATATAGACTTGGTGCTGTAGATAGTATTGGTGGAAAAAGAGTTGACTATACAGATGCAGAGGAAGTTCTTAATAAGGTAAATGACTTCAATAATAGTCATACTGGTCTTGTTGCAGGAGTAGAGCAACATACTACTTCTGATAGTACTGTATATAATATAAAGGTATATGCAAAAGATGCTGGAACTATAGATGTACCAGTGTCAACAAGAGAAAAATTGAAGGCTTGGGAGATATACAAGCAAGTATTCAATGCTAATGGTATTGATATTACTTCTATGCCTGAAGAACTGAAAGGTACCTTCTCTGCTTATAACCTTGATTTGGGAAAGCAGCTTAGAAATATTTCAAAGATAGATATTAATAATCTCTATAGAAAAGATGCCTTGATATTATTCACTATAGATAAAGATTCTAAAGAAGTACAAAGGCTTATAGATAAGTTTGGTTCTATAGAAAATGCTGCACAGGCACTTGATGACTTTAATCATAAAGTTATAGAGCTTGACAATTCACAACATCATCTTCTTACTATGGCAGTAAGCCATGCCAAGAAATTACATAATATAGATGTTGAAGCACTAATAGACCAAATAAATCAAATGACATTTAATGTTGAGGTTAATAGTCCTGAGGTAGAGTGGAAAGAAGAGATTGACAAATTGAATAAGAAGTTTCATATATTCAAGGGAGAAACAAGAAGAATCAATGATGATATAGACAATGTAAGTCAGGCTTATTCTGAAATTATAACACAGCTTAAAAGGAAGATGACTGCTCTGCATAAGGAAAAGGGAGTAACAGATGAAGGTAAGGAATTGGAAAGACTTTATAACAAGCTACAAAAGGAATTGGCTGAAAAGAAACATTATAAGAGTATTGTTGACTTCCTTAAACTTGCTGCAAGTGATATAGAAAGTATAGAGGAAGAAATAAAGAATGTCTCTCTTACTGGTGATAATATGGAAGTCATTATGAATAAAGCCCATGTGTTGAAGCAATATAAGGATATTGAGAATCAGTATAGGCATATTGTGTCGATGCTTGCCTTGGACAATATGGATCTTAATGATATAGAAAATCAAGAAGACATTGATACTATAAAGGAAATTGCTCAGAAACTGAAGACATACTTTGAAAATAAGGAGGGAGTTATAAAGAAGCTGACCAAACAGAATATATATGATATGGCTAAATTGATGTCTAAGGGTAAAATCTCTGATTCTGAGCTTAATGATATGCTTGAGAAATCATTGAAGAGTGTCGGTTGGACAGACAGATGGCTGAATAGTGTTGGAACTGCTAATAACTTGCTTATTAATGTTGCAGGTACTGTAATGCGTAATCAGGAGATTATGAGAGATCAAGCTATGGAAGAAACAATAGCAAGAATAAACATTGCTAATGAAAGACTCAAGAAAGCTGGTTTTAATTCCGAGTTTATGTATGAGGATGAAAAACATATCATTAGTGATATTGATTGGGAGAGATTTGATGCTGCCAAAGAAGATGAGAAGAAACGATTAAAAAGAAATGGTCTTAGAGGATTTGGCTTGGAGCAAGCAATGAATAATTGGGAGTATGAGAATACTGAGGACAGACTTGTAGATAAGGAAAATGGTAGGAAGGAAAGAGTTCCTAATGAGGATTATAGAAAAGCTGAAGATTTTCAGAAGGACTGGGCACCTGCTCAGAAAGAATACTATGGTACCATCATGCAGATTAAAGGAGAGCTTGAATCTAACTACCCTGCACATGCACAGAATTACTATTATCCTCCTCAGATAAGGAGAACATCAATGGATGCTTTTCTTAAAGCTGGTAAGTCTTTTGATGCAAAGGGTATGGGTAAGGCTATCCTTAATAAGCTCAAAGACCCGTTTGTCATAAGGGAAGATGACACTAATTTCATTGATAATGCTGTAGTGGACGGTGAAAGAACTACACTTGTAGAAAGTGATTATGACAATACTCCTAAAAGAAAGATTCCTATATTCTTTCAGAACCAAGTAGAGGATGGGGAGTTATTGCGTGACTTCTCTTCAGGTATAGCTCGTCTTGCAAGTTCTGCCATTAACTATGCTGCTATGTCTGAGATAGAAGACATGATGTATATCATGGCTGATTTTGCTGACCATAAAGACCCTGCAACTCCCAAATCAATGGTGGAAGTTTCTAACAGTAGGTTCAATAAGGTTATCAAGGATGTCTATAACTTTGGTAGAACTAACAATGTAGGTGCTGTGCTTCATGGTTTCATTGACCAGCATATTTATGGTATAAAGAGAAACCCTAATGAGAATAAAGTTTTTACTAAATTCTGTGACTCTATTATTAAGTACACATCATTTAGAGGATTGTCTACTAACTTGCCAGGTATGGTTGCCAATGGTGCTGTAGGTATATTACAGATATTCATTGATGCGGGAAGTAATGAGTTCTTTGGCTATAAGGATATGATGTGGGCTTTTACCAAGTTGTTTGGTGATACTGGAGTCAAGGGTGATCTGTCTGAGTATTTATCTAACAATACCAGTTCTAAGGGAACATTGTTGCAGAAGATGTTTGACCCTATGCAGGAGAACTTTGAGAATGCTTCTAACAAAAGATACTACAACAGTTTCCTCAGACACTTTATCTCAAAGGATTTTAGTTATGCAGGTTATGGTGTAGGAGAGTACTTTATTCACATGCTTCCTATGTATGCAATACTAAGACATGAGAAAGTAAAGCTGGATGGTAAGGAGATTAGTCTGTATGAAGCTTTTGATGTTACAGAGAAAAAGGACGGTAATGCAGAGCTTATAATAAAGGATGGAGTGACAGATCTTGATGGAAATGCTATTACCAAGACTTATCTTGATAAGATAAGAGGTAAGATTATGTATGCCAATCAGTCTATGCACGGAGCCATGAATGCAGAGGATAAGGGACTTATACATCAATACTGCATGGGAAGACTTGTAATGAATTTCCGTCAGTGGATGGTTGGTCATTATAGTCGTAGATACAGAGGCAGGCATTATGACTTTACTCTTGGAGAATGGAGAGAAGGTTATTGGGTGAGTGTTTGGAAAGGTTTGTTCAATGATGATACTAAGGACACTTGGAAGTCAGGACATAAAAAGGATGCTATGCTAATGTTCATGAAAGATTGTTGGTTGATGATGACAAAAGCCCAGACTCAGTGGAACAATCTTAGTGAGATGCAGAGATATAATGTCAAGAGAGCAAGAGCAGAAATATTGGTATGGATTAGTCTTCTTGGACTTAGCTTTGTTCTTGGTGAAGAAGATGACCATAAGAAGGAATGGTTTAGAAGATGGTGGATTTATCAGACCAAGCGTATGCTTACAGAAACAGAAGCATCAATGCCTGGTATAAAGATGCCTAATAGTATTATAACTATTGTACAATCTCCTATTGCAAGTGTTAATACTCTTAATTCTCTGTTATATGTTATATACGGACTTACTAATGGTGACTTGTTTGAGGAAATTCAATCAGGTAGACATAAGGGAGAAAACAGATATTGGAGGAATGTTGTGAAATATGATTTACCTTTCTATAAGGACTGGGAAAAACTGGTGACTATGGATGAAGATGACTCACTGTTTAAAGTGTTTGACTCTTCTCCAAGCAATCATTAATATATTAAAGAGTAGTACTTTAGAGGTACTGCTCTTTTTTTGTAAAATTTATTTGAAAAAAAAGATAGGAAGTTTCCTCCCTATCATAAATTGATATTGATGTTAATACTGTCAATATTGAAAACCAACTTGTTGTTTTTCAGATTATTGTTTTGTGATTTTATGGTGTTGTTCAAAGGTTTATAATAAGTGTTATTAGACTGATTGTAGCAAAGACACTTATAGTAATGCTGTTCAATAGCCTTGACAGACCTATTAAGATGGAAGGCAGACCATCGGAAAGCCTGAGATAAATTGTTTGGACTCTTTCTAATATAATTAAGAATAACAGAATCCTCAAAATTTGAATACTTTTTGTACTTCTTCATAATTGTTTTGTTTTGATTGTTATAAATAATGAATGTAATTTTAATAAAGTTTTTGAGATTAACAGAGCTTGTTTCCTCCTATCCCAAATGATAGGGGTGGTCGTTGTGTCCCTTAGGATTTTGCACAACAGTAAAGTTTTGAAGAAGAACTTAATAAGTCAATAAGCTAAGATAATGGAAGTGCTAAATAACATCGAGACATCTAAGTAGTTTATTAAATTTGCAGATAGAACTAAAATAAAGAGATTATGCCAATAGAAAAGATAAGAGGGTTAAGAGGATTGGGAGGTCTTAGTGACTTAACTCCTGAAGAGCGTGATGCTTTTATGACTGCTAATGAAAGTAAGTTAAGTGCTTACAGAAATCCTATGAAGAGGAGACAAGCAGCTAATATCCTATATATGAATCAGAAGTATATCAATACTTTTGGTTTAGATGCTTTTAATTTAAATAATGATGGAACTGAGGATTCATTTAACCTTAGGAATAAACAGACTAAGGCAGAGTTGACTTGGAAAGCTTTTGAAGGAGTTTATGGTAAAGAGGATAATTTCAATGAATTGACTACATATCTTGATATAGATGGTATGTATGACTTGTTGAATAATGATGAGTATCTTGGTAAGACAAAGATACGTAATAAGTTCATTAAAAACATTAATGATTCAAAGGCAATGCAGAAAGCTTATGATAGTTCTTTGAATATACCATACGCTGAAGCAGCATTAGCCAAGGGAATAATAAGAAGCAAGACAGCCATAAATCCTTATGAGCAAAAGGGTAAAGATGAGAAGCGAGATAAGGAGATACTTGACAGATTATATGCAGAGTCACAGAAGAGAAGGGAGAAAGACATACAGGGTGATGCAGACATCATGTATGCTAATATGCTTGATGCTGATACTAATGGTCAGAAGAGTATTGGAAGCTGGTTGAAGGACTTTGACAAGGTGGCTTCAAAGAACTCTAATTACTATTTTAAGTTTAAGAACTCAAGTTGGCTGAAAGACTATGATGATGAGAATAAGTTGAAGGACTATGCAAAATATCAAGCACTGAAACAGAAGTATGGTGAAGGAGTTGCCTTGCAGTATCTGGATAGAGATATACAGAATAGGATAGCAGAAGCACAGGATGATAAGTTTACAGGTAATACACTGAAAGGAGTATTGACAACAGCATGGTCAGATATAGGTTCAGATATAGCATTGTTTGCCAATATGAAGAACTGGTTTGATGTAGACAGGATGGCTATAATCAATCAAGGTAAGGACCCAGATAAACCTATATATGATAAGAAAGGAAAGATTGTTGACTATAAGAGGAATGAAAACATTTGGACAAATCCTGCCTATTGGAATAATGTATATAAGTATAATACCTTCTCTCCGACAGAGATAAAAGCAATAGAGGAAAGAGGAGGAATATCTACAGATGTGAATGTAAGAGAGTATGGTTATACACCAGACTTCTTTTCTTGGGATACAGTACAGGAAGGTTTCAAGCAGAGTGGTCACTTCATTGAACCACTATTGACAACAGCTCTTACAGGAGGTGCTGGTAGATTGGTAGGTATGGGAGCTAATGCAGCAATGAAGGGAGTAGGACTTTCAGCCAAGGCAATGCAGACTGCAAATAAGGCAGGAAGAGTAATCAATGATGTATTAGTTGGAGCAACTACAGGTCTCTCTGGTTCACAATTAGAAGCAATGGGAACCTTTGAGGAGCAAATGGAGACAGCCAAGCAGAAAATACGAGAGCAGATAGATAATGAGCTTCATGATTATCAGAGATCAATAGACTATAACAGTAAGGAGTCAAAGGCAGCCTTAGACTACTACTATAAGCAGTTGAAGATAAAAGACAACAGAAGAGTAGCCAGTGGTAGTAGGGAAGGAATGACACAGTTGCCAATGAGTGATGAGACATTGAAGGCACAGGCAAAGCAGATATACACCAATCAACTGCTTGGAGCAAAGCAGAAAGAACTTGAAGAGCTGCATAAGAAAGATGAGATGGAAGCTGCAAGAGCAGCAACAAAAGCCTATATGACAAACTTTGCTATGGACTATGTAAAGAATATTCCTCTGACCACAGCAGTACAGAAGTTCTTGATAGCCAAGGGTTCTATGAGAGGAGCCTTTGACAACACTATAGACAAGAATATCATAGCAGATATAGAGAAAGGTGGTGTGAAGAGAGCTGTAAAAGGTGATAAAGAGATAAGATTCTCATCAGGTAAGGGACTTGCAAAAGAAATAGGAAAGCAGTTTGCAGGAGGATTTGCAGATGAGTATCTTGATGGTATTAATGCTTCATTTGCAGGAGGAGTAGGCAGTAATGTCTTTGACAACTACATGAAGAGAAACTATGATCCAGAGGCTTATGACAGTACAGTAGATTCATTTGCAGGAAACTTCCTTGCAGGATTGTCAGAAGGAATGGAAGGTATTACTGACAGACAAAATCTGTATGAAGGATTTATTGGAATGGTGTCACCAATGACAACAGTAGCACCTAACATGAATGCTGTCTTTCATCCAAAAGATACATGGAATGCTGTGTTGAATAAAAAGGATATTTATGGAAACAAGATAAACTTTGCAGAAAGAGCAAGCAATGTGGTAATGAATCCATTGCTTAATACCATTGCAGAAGCAAGGCAGAAAGACAGAAGGATAGACAATACAGTAGAAGCAATAAACAAAGTGGTGGAAGCTAATAAGGATAAACTTGATTCAGCAGCAAAAACCATATCTGTACTGAATAACTTCAATACACCAGTAAATGGAGATAACTTAATGAATATCCTTGACTACAAGGATAATAAACTGCTGAATGCTTTTACCTTGATAAAGTCGCTGAATGAGCTTGAAGACATAGGTGGAACAAAGAGTAAGTTGTATGATGACACCATGCATACTATACAAGGATTGGCAGAAGGAACATTGTCAGAGGAAGAAATGGATAATGAAGTAGACAAGTTCATTGCAGATTCTGACAATAAGTCAATACTTGATGGTAATGAAGACTCAAAAAAAGTGGCAGCAGAAAGACTGCAAAAGAATGCCAAGTACTTCATGAATATGAAGAAAAAGGTAGATGAAATACAGCAGATGTTTGCCAATAGTCCAAGTATGAAGAATGTAGATCCAAGAGTAGCAGCAACACTTGTATACAATACTGTAGCAAAGGATGATTATAAGAACAGACTTGAGTCAATATTGAATGAGCTTGGTACTGGTAGTGCAGATACAGAATCTGCATATACTCCTAACTATGCTATGAGATATGACACAAAGAATTCAATAAAGAAAGCTGTTGCAGCAAGGGAGAAAGAAGTAGCTAAGGTAGATAAGGAGATAGAAGAATTGTCTGCAAGCAATGGTTATGCAAGAGCTAAGATTCAACAGCTCGAAAAACAGTTGGAGAATACTACCAAGGAAGGTGAAAGAATCACTATAAAAGAGGACATCAGAAAATATAAAGAACTGATAGACTCACAGAACTTTCAGATACAAACTTTAAGAGAGTCAAAGGACAGACTCTTAAATGAAAAAGAAGACATCAGCAAGATAGGAGAGGATGGAGACAGCAAGACTTCATTTACTATAAACGATATTCTTAATGCTGATGTTAGGGATACGGCATATATTCTTGACCCTAAGAATAAAGAGAACTTCTCAAAGAAGAGACAGGCAGTTATTGACAAGACTATTGCACGTTTAAAACAGAAAGACCCAGAAGCATTAAGGAAGATAAATGATGCAGGAATACTTGCATCAAGAATTGATGATATGGAGACTGTGTATAACAAGATTAGTAACAATGATAAACTTGCTTCTACATACTTTGATGCAGCAAAACAAAGTAGAGATATGGCAGCTTGGGGTGAAAGCATACAAAGAGAGATAAAGAAGAAGTATAAAGACATATCAGATGCTTATCAAAACAGAAAAGAAAATTCTGAAGCTTTTAGAGATAAAGTATTGGAAACAAATAGTGAAGTTGTAGAAGCATATATGAGTGATCATCCCAGTCAAGCTGAAGCAATCAAACCATACTATGACATGTTGAAGTTTAATGATGATGTTGCAGCTATATTGAGGAATAGTGGTCTTGAGACTGGAGAAAAGATGATTATAGCAAGTACTATAATCAGCAATCAAAAGAAATCAAACAATGTAGAAGAGGTTCAAGCAAAATTGGAAAGTATTGTAGATGACCCAGAGCTAAGTGAGAACTTTAGAAATCAGATTGATGGATTGCTATCAAAGGTGGCACAAATGAGTTATCAAAGAGATGCTACTACTATTGAGAATAGAAAGCAAAGGAAAGAGCGTGAAGCAGAGGAAGCAAAAAAGAATGAAGAGGAAAAGAAGAAAGTAGATGAAGCTGCAAAGAATGCTGCTGAGAAGAAGGTTGCTGAGGAGAAAGAGAAGCAGGAGAAGCAAGAGGATATGGGTAGGAAGGTTGGTAAAAATGATAATTTAACTATTGCAGGAGATGTAGACTTATCTATGGGTGAAGAACCTTCTGAAGAACCTCAAAAAGATAAGACAGATAATGAAAAGAGTGCTACAGTGCAGAATGCTGCAATGCAAGATGCTACAACACCTATGACTCAGAATGTGAAGACTATCTTGAGTGATGGGTCTGGGGATATGAGTGTTACAGCAGGAGAGATGTGGAATGGTACTGGAGACAATGCTAAGAAGGGTAAATTCACAGTAACAAAGATGGAGGGTGAAATATCCTTTGATACAGATGAAAAGCATGATGTACTGAGTATTGCATCAGATGAATATGAAGTGATTCCTGAGACTGGAGAGCATAAGGAAAATGCTGTATTTGAAGCAAGTTCTATGAAGAAAAAGGGTGATGATTGGTATTTTGTAGGTAACTTTGTAGGAACCAATAAAACAACAGAAGTGAAAGCAAAGAAATCTTTTGACATAGAAAAAACTATAGAAAGACAGCAGAAAGCCAGAGAAACAGAACTTGCAGCTAAGGGAACAGATGTTGGTAATGTGAACATTATTGACAATGGTGACAGTGTTCAAGGAATGTCAGCAAGTCTTGATGAACAAATCAATAACACTGATCCTAATGGTAAGGAAGTGCATATGTCAGAGACAAATGTAGATGCTGATGATTTGAATGGTACAGGAGAACATAACACAGAAGCAAATGTGACGACTCTTAGTGGTAATGCAATGAGTAGATATGAGCCTGATCCATTAGCAAAGGATGGTAAACTTGTTAATAAAAAAGGCAAAGATGATAGAAAGCAGATGGATGAATATTATGCTTGGATGGATGCTGCTGGAATAAAATTGCAGAATATCATAGACCAAGAACTTGGAAGAATACTTAGGAGAAATCCTAATGCCAAGGTGAAGTTTATGTTAGTAAGACCAGAAAGCAATGCAACCAATGATAGTGCTATGCAGAAACACTATATGCTTGTATTGGACTATGATAATAGTATCAATAAGGGAATTACTGCAATACATAATGACAAGAATGGTGGTGTAATAGAGAGCAATGGCAAGAAGTATCTTGTGATAGGTGTAGCTGGATTTGCAAAAAAGAACTTTGCACAGAAGTCATTGTATGATGTGCTTACAAATCCTATAGCTCCTAATTATAAGAACAGTACTGGAGAACCTTTAGGATTGTTGGTAAAGCCTAAAAAGGAGTTCTTTGAGACACATCCTAATGAAAGATTCTATGTGAATGAAAGTCTCAGTACTGAGATAGTGCCATATACATTGATACCAGGATATATTGTAAAGCAAGGATTGAATGACAGTAATACAGAGTTCAGGAGTGTGAGAGAACTACTTGCTGACAAGGAGAGAAATCCTATGGGATATGATATGCAGAGTGTAGCATGGGGAATACAAGAGTTGACAAAGTTCTTGACTGTAGGAACTTCTGTAGACAATGTGATGGTTCCAAGGAATACTATAAGGAATGCAGGAAGTGCTTTTGTGTTTATACCAGCAGGTAATGGAAAACTGATGCCTTCATACTTGAAAGTGCTAAAGTATAATGAAATGAAAGATGGAGTACTGAAGGATAAGGTAGAGAGATTGTTGCAAGATGTTGTATCTCCAGACTATGCAACAAGGTATCAGGCAGTAATGGACTTGTGTAATATCTTCTACTTTGACAAGGATGGAGATAACATATTGCTTAAGAAAACCAAGGCAGAGGTATCATTGGTACATGATGGAAAGGTACAGAAGACATTTACCCTTGACAGTAACTTTGACAGAATGGAGTTTATGAAGGCTATAGAAGACATGAATCCAAGAGTGAACATTACTGCAAGAGTATTGCAAAGTCAGAAGTTGCTGAAAGAGTATGATGAAGCAGGAGCACTGATGACAGATATAGCAATGTTTGGTACAGCAGGAAGTTCATATAGTATCTATGGACTGGATGGTGAAGGTAATATGTTAAAGCCAAAACAGATAGTGAATGAAACTCCTAAGACTGTCAAAAATAGTGACTTTAAGAATGAGAATAAGAGTCAGGTGATATACAAGCATCAATATTACACTCGTAGAGAGGATGATGGAATGTACTATCTTAATGGAGAACCTGTCACTGATGAAAGGATGATAAAACAGTTGGATTATAACAAGATGATTATAGACAATCAGCTTAGTCCTATCAAGAGTGAAGGAGTATGGGAATACTTTATCTTGAAAGAAGGAGAGCATCCAGAGGCTATAAAGGTGAATAGAAATACCAAGGTAGTAAAGGAAGTAAGTGAAGATACTATTAAGGAGATAATACAGAAGATAGAGGAAGATACTGCCAAGAAGCAAAGAGATACTGAAGCACAGAAGCAGTTGAAAACCTTAAGTCTTCATGATGTAGAGATGGACCTTACAGGAAATTCTGAAACAACAGAGTTTATGATAGATCCTGAGACTGGAGAAATGGTCGCTGTTAATACTGTTGATGAGACTTCTACTACTAAGGAAGAGAAGAAAACAGAGGAAAAGACAGAAGAAGTGAAGAAGGAGTCAGAGGAAAAGAAAGAAGGTAAAAGGATTCCTATTACTAAGGATGCTTCATCAACACAGACTTTTGCAGAGCTTTATGGAAAGAAGATTTATAGGATGAGTATATTGAAGTTAATTAAGGGTAAATGGAAAGAAGCACCATCTGTTCCTGCACAGCTTGAGAAGTTCTTAAGAGATAAAGATGTGGAGGTAGACAGTATTGGAACATCAAAGGATGATATAGATGCTTGGATGAAGACAATAGAAGATTGTAGATAATAGGTTGATATAAGAAGGTATATTGAGGTGAAAGATTTATTAGCCTTGATATACCTTTTTATTTGTTATTAGAACTTTAATTACATTATATGAATGGTTTTATTAGTTGTTTAAAATACAGGGAAAGAGTTTTTACATTTGCATAAAATAAAATCATGAGATATGAGTAAAGGAAATTACTTTAGTGAAGCTGCCATAAAGGATATTCCTAAGAATAAGCTGAAGCTTGGGATTAGAGATGGTTCTGTGACAGAGAGGAAAATAGCTAATAATGCTGTTACTACAGATAAGATAGAGAATGGTGCTGTGACTTATGAAAAACTGTCTGACAATATTATGTCAGATATGAAGAATGAAGTTGTAGAAAGTACCTATGAGAAGATGAAGAAGAAGTTTCTACCATTGACTGGTGGAATTATAGAAGGAAAAGATGAAACTACAGGAAAAACAATTGTAACAATAGGTCCTCAACCTCAGACAATACTGAAAGGAGGAAGTATTGTGGTTAAGAAGTCATATCTTCGGAAGCCTAATCTTGGAACAACCTATCCACCTGGAACATCTATGCTTAATATAGAAGATACTGTTTCTATTTCTGAGAAAAGTATTATAGGTCTTCAATCAGAGACTGCTACATCAGGTTGGGATAAATCTAATCTTAAGTTTCAAATAGATAAAGATGGGGTACAAGCTAACGGTTTTAAAACCATATCTCAGAATATACAAGGACTTCTTGCTAATGATGGTAGTATAGCAACCGCAATAAGTGTAGGTGATATAGATGAAATGTTTAATAAATAAAGGAAAAGGAAATGAGTAATTTTTTGGATAAAGTGGGATTGCAGCATTTTGTAGATAAGATAAAGGGTCTGCTTAGTGGGTATTTACCATTGAGTGGTGGAGATATAAGTGGTGGACTACAACAAACGATGCATGAGGGTGGTGCTGAAATAAGTACAACACTGTATAAGGGGTTTGATTATTATTACAGTACTCTTACTCCTGATAATACCAACATAGGTACTACATGTGCTATTAGGATTGACATTGATGGTATTGTCTTCAATAAAAACGTATCTACTACTAATGATGACAATATTAATACTCAAGCTTACTTTGATACAGAAAAATGTAATACAAAGAAGTTTGTGTTATCTGGAGATCCTAATCAGGGTCTTATAGCTAACGACTCTGAGACTGTAGTAAAGGAGTTGAGTGCTGCTGACGTTTTAGAAATACTTCGTAAAGATAGTGCTTCCTCTATTACTAGTAAACATTATCTATCAGAAACTGGATTGAGTGCAGTGTCACAAGCTATGTATAATAAAATTTCAGAAACAATTATACAAACTAATGCTGATACTGTAATTTATCCAGGCTATATAAGTCATATTAATATACCTGCTTATACAAATTTTTGTATAAACACCGCTTCTTGGAGTATAGATAATTCTGAATGTATAACTTTTATGCTTTGTAAAGGTTTTGTAGATACTACTAACTTTTTAGGTCTTAGAGATATACATACTTTTGATGCAAGATATTCAAAATTACTTAATAAGTCCTTAGATTCTTTGTTTGAGGATTGTGAACATTTAAATATAGTTGAGATTTCTGATTGGAATATAGATATTGTTACCTCTTGTAGCTCTATGTTTAAAGGATGTACTGCTATTACCAGTATTTTCCTTGATATGTGGGATACACGAAATATAACTGATACAAGTTATATGTTCTATAATTGTTCTAGAATAGATACAATTAGTCTTGCTGGATGGAATACTCAATCAGTTAAAACAATGGTAAATATGTTTACTGCATGTTCTCAGCTAACTGATTTAACTTTAGGTCCTGGATTTGGACGAATGAAGGATAGTGTAGGCACATTAGACCTTTCAGCATTGACAAAATGGACAAACTATTCTGTGCAGACTTTATTAGATTTATATGACCGTAAGGCAAATGGAATGGGAGTGATAACAATTAAGTTGTCAGCGGCTACTAAGAATGCTTTAGGTACAAGTGGAATACAGACATTGACTGCTAAGGGATATACTATAGCTTAATTGACAAGAGTTAAGTTGATAAATAAACAAAATAAATAAAAAGAAGACAATGGAAAAAATCAAAGCGAGTGAAGGAATGTATCTGACACAGAAGGAGATTGAGAATGAAGGTGCAAGAGTGTTTGTAGTTTCATTGTTCCTGGCAGATAATGATAGTGCTGACAACTGGCGTGAGGCTACTATGGAAGAATATTATAGGTGGCAGCAGGAGCAGGATGCAAAGTTGGAAGCACAGATGGCTAATGTGAAAAAGAATATTGAAGAAGAAACAAAATAGAATGAATAAATAAAACAAAATAGATAATACAAGTAAAACAAGGAGGTAAAATTTATGAGTAATTTTTTAGACAAGACTGGTCTACAGCATTATACAGAGAAAGTAAAGGCATACGTAGACAGTAAATCAGGTGGTGTAAACACAGATTTGACTTCACACATTGGTAATAAGAAGAATCCGCATGAGGTAACAAAGGAACAAGTAGGACTTGGTAATGTGACCAATGTGGCACAGATACCATTGAGTCAGAAGGGTGTTGCCAGTGGTGTGGCTACACTTGGTACTGATGGTAAGCTGACTGCTGCACAGCTGCCTGCAATGAAGACTGTGAATGGTGTGAGTGTTGTAGGCTCTGGTAACATCAGTATTGACCTATCACTGTATAAGGTTGTAGATAGTCTACCTACTACTGGTATTGACGCTACAAAGATTTATATTGTTCCTGCTAAGACTACTGGGGACAAGAACATCAAGGCTGAGTATGTGTACATTGGTAACCCTGCAAGTGCTTATGATGCTACAAAGTGGGAGAAGCTTGGTGAGGCTCAGACAAACATTGTGGTAGATGCAGAGCTAAGTGCCACATCTACAAATCCTATTCAGAATAAGGCCGTAAAGAGTGCTGTAGATGCGCTGAATACTACTGTTGCAGGAAAGCTGAATAAGACTGATTATGTAGTAGATGCAGAACTGAGTACTACTTCTACTCATCCTGTGCAGAATAAAGCTGTGAAGAGTGCTGTAGATACCTTGACAAGTTCAGTGAATAGTAAGGTTGCTACTTCTACTTATAACACCAAGATGTCGGCATTGGATAGTTCTATCAGTGCTTTGCAGAGTAAAAATACTGCACAGGATGCTGCTATTGATAAGAAGCTGAATAAGGATGATTATGTAGTAGATGCAGAGTTAGATGAAGACTCTGAAAATCCAGTACAGAATAAGGTTATATTTTCGATAAATAATAGAATAGGGACAACTGAAGGAATAGTACTTCAATTGAGACCTCAAGTTGCTGAGGCAGTAAACAAGAACCGTGAACAAGATACTGCTATTGCAGCTTGCGTGAAGAAGACAGACCTTGTGGCAATCACTAATGAGGAGATTGATGCCATGTTTTAAGAAGTGAATTAAATAAATTGGAATGGCAGAGGGATGGTCCTTCTGCCATTTTTTATTGTAGGAAGGGAGTTAATGAGCCTTTTTAGACCTATTTAGGCCTTACTGAGTCTTGGATAGTAAAAAGAAAATTGTTAATGAATCTTCTTAGACATCTTTGAGCTTTGGGTAATAGAAAGAAGACTGTTATTGAGTCTTACTGAATTTTTTTTGTATCTTTTTAAGTCCTTTCTGTTGTTCCTTTGGTTTTGTTTATTAATATCATGAGAGAAGTTCTGAGGTCATCTTGTTTTGTAAGATTGAGTTTCTTTCTGATATGAGTGCGTTGACTGGTGATATTGGAAGGTGTTTTATGGAGAGTGAAACATATTTCTTTTAGAGATTTATCCATAAGGATAAGTTTACAGATTTCTATTTCTGAGGGTGTAAGGGAGGGACAGATAGAAAGTAGATTAAGAGTTTCTATGTACTGCTGATGATAGTAATCCTTGATGTTATTAAGCAGTTCCTCTTGATGAGTAGAAGACAATCTTGATAAGAGAGAGTAAACCTTCTCTTTATCTGACTTATTAAGATTGATGAGCATATCAATGGCAACTTGTTCTTCTTTAGTAATATTGTCAGGCAGACGAAGACCTTTGGTTGCATTCTTGGAGTCAAAGGTTATGATGTAGAGAATAAACATATAACCAACAAAGAAAACTCTCATAACTCTAACAATATGATGAAGAGGAGAAGTAATGCAAAAGATGATAAGACTAAGAGTTAGGATTGTTGTTATAGTAACAGCTAACTTACTTAAACGTACAGCTATAGCTACTGAAGCAAGAATGAGGATGATACTTAAGTTACCAAGAATGTGAATGTCATAAGCATCAGTTGTAAATAACTCATAAAGAGATTCTGCTGATAACTTGACAGTAACAGCTATAAAGAATGTATAGACAGATGCTTTGGTAGAAAGAGTGTCAGTCCAGAAAAGTATCTGTAAAATAATAATGGAAATAAGGTGAAGCCAATTATAGGTATCAAAAATGATAGAATGATGATAATCATTGAGACCAAGAATGTTGGCAGGAATATAGAAAAGTTCTACAAAAGTAGTGAAAAGAAAACATACAAATTGTCTGCGTTCCTGAAGACCACAGTAATAGGGGTATTTGATATGTTCAAGTTTGCTTATAAAGTTAAAGAATAGTGTTGTCATAACTATAAATTTGTTAGAAATAGTGGTGATTTTGTAACAAAAGCAAAGTTAGAAGTAATAAATGAAATAAGAAAATGAATAATGTTAAAACTGAAAGAATAAGTATAAATCAGTTTTTCATCAATAAAAAATCAGTAACTTTCAGTATATTTCAGTTTACATTAGTTTGTCATGTTTGTAATGTTAGGATAAATTTGTCAATGTGAAATTAGTATATGACATTAAAAGCTTAGTATTATGAGAACAAGACAAAAGAAGAATGAAACAAAAGACAGTGGTGACACTGTAGTAAGAGAGAACACAATTTGGAGATTCTATCAATATGCGGCAGTGATATTCCCAATATTATTAATGCTGTCACATTGGTGTATATTCTATATATTCAGTCAGAACACTCAAGAACTGATGAAATATTCAGAACAAAATGAGATATGTATAGTATGGATATATGTATTTCTTTTCTTGGTACTACCATTGATGACTTTGCCAGCAAGTTTTCTTTATGGATGGTGTAACTTCCTCAGAATACCATTTGTTTACTTCATATTCATTAATGTAGAGAGATGGTATTATGGTTCATGGTTCTGCACAAATGAAATGGTAGACACACACTATATCCTTATATATTGTATACTCTGCATGTATGTGATGGATACAATGGAAATGTGTGTAAAGCATAGAAGAAATATGTTGAAAAATATAAAATCCATGTTTATATATTTATTGAAGATGCTCAGAAAACCATTTGAAGGAAATGAGAAAACTAATGAGTTGTATAATGAAGTAATAATGGAAATGGAAAGGAGGAAGTCATGACAACACCTGGAGAGCAATGGTTGTGCAGAGCACTTGACAGATTTAAGGAAATAGTGATGAAAGGACTTTGTTCAAAAGTAGATATTACCTATTTCAGTAACTTGTTGAAGTATGAATTTGGAAGAAGAGAAGTCAGTATAGATGAAAAGGAATGGCTGACTAAGGTAGAAACAAGCAAGATGCTTGGAGTGAGTACTTCAACCTTAGACAGAATGATACTGAGAAAAGAGTTTCCAAGAGGAAGAAAGATAGTGCATCAAAAGAATTTGGTGTGGAAAAGAGAAATAGTTGAGCAATATAAAGAAAGACTATTACTCAAAGGAAAGACTTGATATACAATGACTTAGACTATAGGTTGAGCAATGTTATATTGCCCAACCTTTTTTATTGTATATTTGCAATGTAATCGATTACAAAGTGTTTTATAAAATTTTGATAGTTAATTGCTTAATAAAGATTGTATCATGGATATGACAAATGAGAAAGTCATCGAGAAAAAGGTTTATGAAGATGACAACAGAAAGCATGATTATGCAAGTAAGGGTGTAGCAGGAACAGCTCTTGGTTTGGGTATAGCAGGTACTGCATTGGGAGTGTTGCCTTGGCTTACAGGTAATGGTGGTAGGAGTATTTTTGGCTCACTTGGAAATGGTATGCCAGACAATGTAAACATCAATACTTATGGAGGCATGACTGCTAACAATACAGCTCCAACAGCTCTTGAAGTAATGGAGAAGGAATGTGCAGATGAAGTGAAGTTGCTTACAGACATGTTTGGACTGAAGCTTGACACTGCAAATAAATTCTATGCAATGAGAGAGACAGATGTGGCAGAGAAGTTCAGTATGTGGAAAGGCTTTGTAGAGGCACAGAATGCTGAGAATAGGAGAGCTATGGAGGCAGAATTTGGTCTTTATAAGAGTCAGAGAGATGGTAATGATAAGCTGAAAGATGCAATGGTGCAGCAAGGCTTTGGACTCTACAAGAGTCAGAGGGATGGATTTGATGCACTCAATGAGAAATATGCTGCAAAGTTCAATGAACTTGACAAGAAGGTAGCTGTAATGGAAGCTATACGTCCATATCAGGACAAGCTGTTGATGGATTATACTGACAAGAAGACTTGCAAGTGTATATATGGTCAGCTTGTATTGCCAAGTACTCCTACAGTTACAGGTTATGGCAGTTATCAGGGCTGCAACTGTGTCAGTAGTGGAACACCAGCAGGAGCCTAAGAAGGTTAAAACTCGTAAGAAGAGATAGATAAAAAAGGAGCCAGCATAATTGGTGCTGGCTCTTTTGAATAACTTAATAAGATTCTCTAAGCCTCTCTAAGCCTGACTAAGCCTAGCTAAGCCTTAGAGATAAATACTTGAAGATTGAGCTTTACTAAGCCTATATAGGCCTTATTAAGCCTGAGGATATAGGATTGGATTGTTTATTTAAAACTATAATTATGTGAAGGAGATTGATATGATGAATTTTGGATCAGATCCAGTATTAGGTGGACAACAGAATCAAGCCTTGGAACAGTTGAACCAAGAATGGGCACAGAAACTTGCTGAATTGCAAAAGCAGAAAGGTGTATTTAACATGCAGCCACAGCAGACAAAGACTCCTACTTGGGATGAGATAGACAAGATAATGGATGGGTTGACAGACTCACAGAAGAATTATCTGAACAATAATGAAGAGTTTGTAGAAAGCTATAAGAATGTAGCAGACATACTGCAAAGAGAAGAACTAAGAATAATCAGACCTTTAGTAGAGCAAACTAAGGATGGAAAGGAAGCTTTAGAGAAACATCTTTCCCTTATAAGGAAACTCAGAAAAAATGCAATGCAGGCAGAAGAAGAAAAAGCTGCATTATGGAATGAGTATATGACAAATTATAGTGACATGACCTTTAAAGACTTCATGATAATGATGAAAGCAAAGAAAGGAGGAAACAAATGAACATACCAACATTAAAGGAGAAGTTTCTAAGTAGCTTGGATTCATGGTTTAATAACAGAGTGAATGAAATGGTGAAAGACAATCCTACACTTACAGTACCAGCTGTATATATCAAAAGAGGATGTCATAATATAATAAACAAGTATGAAGGAAAGATAAGTGAAGGTGTGGACAATGCAGCACTGTTTCTTGCAGATGAAAATGGAGACATAAATCCAAACACATTGTTTACAGATGCTATGGAGATGTTCAATAGTATGGAAGAGACAACCTTTGATATGGGGTTTGTAAAAGGAGTAATGGGTAAAGGAAAGGTAGCCATAACATTACCAGACAATATACTAATGAACCTGATATTTGGAAGTAAGAAAACAATAACATTCAGTAGTGAGGATTTTATGGAACTAAAGTCATTGCTTACTACATAATAAACAAAACTTGAGATATGGAAAAGAATGAGATAATGAAAGCCTTTGAAAGGCTATATAATAAAATGGCAATGTCAAAGGAACCAAAGTATATGAATATATTTGGTGGTGTCATGGAATGTATGATGAAAGACATTGCAGATTGGAGACCAGATGCAGCACAGGAATATATAAACAGATTGGAAGCAATAAACTGGTATAATTATCTGTCGAAGAAAGAAGCTGCACAAATAGTAGGTAGTATGGAACCTAATGGTGGATGGAGTACTTCAGAATGGGAGAGTTGTATGAAGTCACAGGGAATTTGTTTGGAGGAAGAGCCTTATTATAATAAGTGGGCTTTGTATACTGCAATGAACATGGTTTATTCAGACAGTATAAAGACAATAGCAAAGATAGCAGGGAAATCTTTGACAGAGATGTCGCAAGAGGAGATATTTAATGCAGTACATTTATTAGCATTGGATAAGTTGAAAGATAAGGATGGGGTGTTTAATGTGAGGAAATATTTTGGAGTGTAAGTTTAATGAGCCTTATTAAGCCTAACTGAGCCTCTTTAAGTACTAAGCCTTACTGGGCCTGAGTAAGCCTTTCTATGCCGTTGGGTATGGGAAGGCTATTTTTATGTTAGGAAGTTAGATAGAGTTAGGGAAATTCTTAGGTGAGGTATTTAGTTAATGAGTCTTATTATCTTTGTCTTAGAATAATAATAAGAAAAATAAAGAAGATAATATATGGCTTATAATGCAATAGGTGGTTTTCCACCACAACAGCTTTCTTTTAATAAGAAAGGAAAGAAATGGAGGGCTAAGTGTGTGGACTTTGGTGATAACCATAGTCTGATGCACTGTCATCTGACAAGGAAGTCAGTGAGAGCAATGAAGATAAACTATGACTTGCTGAATGGTAAGATACATATGGATGACTTGAAGGTTATAATGAACCCTTATAACATTAAGGCATCATTTATACCTGAGAACATACAACACTATCCAGTGATAAACTCAAAGCTTGAGGTGCTGAGGGGAGAGGAGTCAAAGAGAATTTTTGACTTCAGAGTGATTGTGACTAATCCAAATGCTGTGTCAGAGATAGAGGAAGAGAAAAATCTACAAGTGAATACAATGCTTCAACAACTTGTGATGGATGGTTCAATGGATGAAGAAGGCTTTAACAGAGAAATGGAGAAACAGGCAGACTATTTCACTTATGAATATCAAGACAAGAGGGAAGTAAGAGGAAACTGGTTGCTTAATCACTACATGAAGGAACTTGAGATGTCACAACTCTTTAACAAGGGATTTGTAGATGCCTATACTGTAGGAGAAGAAGCTTATATATGTGATATAGTAGGAGGTGAGCCTAACTTGGAGAAGATAGACCCTCGGAAGATGAGAGTAATAAAGTCAGGAATATCATCTTATATAGAAGATGCTGATATGATAGTGATAGAAGACTACTGGAATCCAGGAAGAATAATAGATACCTATTGGGACCAACTGTCAAAGAAAGATATTGAGGCATTGGAAAACACAACAAGTAGTACAGGAAGTAGTCCTTATGCAGACAGTATGGACAACATAGACAGTAGGTATGGTTTTATACCTAATGTAAATTTGTCAACTGCTGGAGATGGAGCTATAGATCCACTAAGTCTGTTTGACAATACAGAAGATACAGCATCTTTGCCTTATGATATGAATGGTAATGTAAGAGTGTTGAGAGTATATTGGAAATCAAGGAGACAGATAAAGAAGGTGAAGAGTTATGACCCTGAGACAGGTGAGGAAGAATTTAACTTTTATCCTGAGACTTATCACTGTAATCCTGACAATGGAGAAGAAGAACAGACATTCTGGATAAATGAGGCATGGGAAGGTACAAAGATTGGTACAGACATATATGTGAATATGAGACCAAGACCAGTGCAGTATAACAGATTAAGTAATCCATCAAGATGTCATTTTGGTATTGTAGGAAGTATATATAACCTTAATGGTGATGAACCATATTCTTTGGTAGATATAATGAAACCATACTCTTATCTGTATGATATATTTCATGACAGACTGAATAAAATACTTGCAAAGAATGTAGGTAAGGTGATAAGAATGGACCTTGCAAAAACACCAAAGGGATGGAGTGCTGACAAGTGGTTGTACTATATCAATGTAAATGGTGTATCAGTAGAAGATAGCTTTAAGGAAGGTAGTGTAGGTATGGCAACTGGTAAGCTTGCAGGAGCTATGAACAATGCTTCATCAGGAGTGGTAGATGCCTCATTAGGTAATGAGATACAGCAATACATAAATGTGCTTGAATGGATTTCAACGAAAATAGGAGAACTTGCCGGTATATCAAAGCAGAGGGAAGGACAGATCAGTAACAGAGAGACTGTAGGAGGTGTAGAAAGAGCAACACTGCAATCATCACTCATTACAGAAAGACTGTTCTTCACCCATGACAGCGTAAAAAAGAGAGTATTAGAGTGTTTCTTGGAAACTGCAAAGATAGCAATGAGGGGCAGGAAGAAGAAATTTGATTATATACTGAATGATGGTAGTAAGAAGCTTGTTGAGATAGATGGTGATGAGTTTGCAGAATGTGACTATGGAATAGTAGTGGATAACAGCAATGGTACTATGGAACTTAACCAGAAGCTTGATACACTTGCACAAGCAGCACTTCAGAACCAGTTGCTTGACTTCTCTTCAATAATGAAGCTCTATACTACAACAAGTGTTGCAGAAAAACAGAGGATGGTTGAGGCCAATGAAAGAAGGAAGAGGGAAGAAGCATTGCAACAGCAGCAACAAGCACAGCAGATGCAGCAAGCACAGCTACAGCAACAGCAGCAGATTGCACAGATGCAGGCAGAGCAGGAATATAAGATGCACCAAGAAGATAATGAGGTGAAGCTATTGGTTGCTCAGATAAACTCAAAGGCTGAGGCTGACAGAATGGCTATCATGAATAATGATGCTATAGACACTACTGCTCTTGAAAGAGAGAAACTATCAGAGAATGCAAGACAATTCAATGAAAACCTTGCATTGCAAAAGAAAAAACAGGCAGATGATGCAAGGATTCAAGAGAAAAAGGTGAATGCAGCGTTGAAGAAGAATTAAGGAGTTAGAAGTTACGGAGTCAGAAGTTAAGCCGTATGCTTTTTCTACTATAAATATGTAGTTTTAAAACTCATAAAGAAGTAATGATTTAACTTCTTAATTTCTGACTCTCTAATTACTTTAAATTAGATAACAATTAAATAAAGGGAAGAGATGAAGTTAATAAAGATAGAAAATTATTCATTGCAGATTGCTGATGAAGCACTGTTGATAAAACCTATAAGGAAACTATACAATCAAGACAGAAGTGCATCAAAGGAACAGTTTTATAAACAGATGTCATACCTTTATTTTATGGTAGACCCAAGAAGTACTTACTCATATATATTAAATGAGGAAGAGAGATCTAAGGCTATTATAGAACAAGAAGGATTGGAGAGTGACTTTAAGCCATCACCCTTGTTGCAGGAAGCAATGGAAGTATATAAGAAGCATACAGTGACACCATCACAGGAGTTGCTTAATGCAGCCTGGGCAGCAGCAAAAAATCCTTTGTAAATGGGAGATGCGTGAAGTTATTGGAAACATATGTAAAACATTTCCATATATATTTATAGTATATTACTTTTTCTTATTACCTTTAGTGAAATCATGATAGATGATTTTACACTCATGTTTTACTCGTTCGCTGCTTGACGCAAAGTATTAGACGAACCGTTTGTTGAAAGGCTGTCGAGAAGGAAACGGTAGGCTTCCTTCATTGCTGTCAACTGACCTTGCAAATACTGAACCTTTTGGCTAAGGTCTTCGGTTGCCATTTGGTCATCTTCGGTTGACTCCTGTTTGGTAACAGGAGCATACTTTGTCTCGCCATAGAAGAAATCCATCTTTACGCCAAGTACATCACAGATACTCTCCAATGTGCCAGTTTTTATATCCTGTGCCTTTATTATTTGGCTGAAATTAGGTTGTGTCATTCCTAATTTGGCGGCAATGTCTTTCAACATATAGCCCTTACCGATTAAGATTTTCTTTAATTCAAGTCCATCCATACCCTTATTTATGTTAATGTTTCTTATATATTTAAGAGTTTTATTATATGCAATTAATAATTTTATTATCTTTGCACACGAAAGTTTAAGGATATTCTTTCGAAAGTTTATCCATTATCTTTGCAAAATTAATAAAAAAAGTAATATGACAAAAGAAAATCTTGAAATTTATCAGGAGGTTTTTCCAAAAAGCCAACTGAGAAGAATGAAGGTTGTTGATGAATATCTTAATACCTTCGGTGAAATGATTAAGAAAAAGGTTATTTCTCCAAATTGCGCATTCGAAGCGTTGGCAAAGAAGTATGAGCTTACAAGAGCTGGTATAAGAGTTATGCTCACAAAGGCAGGTGTGTACAAAAGCAGCCAGGAGCCGCTTTATTATCCTACTGCCGAAGAACGAGCAGCCAAACCAACTTACTTCTTTGATATGAATAATCCTAATAATAATTATTATGGTACAGATAATATTGGATGAAGACCGTGGAGCTTATGAGGCTTTTATCGCCAAGCTAACGGATGCCCTTGCCCCGAAACTTGTGGCAATGATGAAGAAAACTCCACAGACCGTTTGTTCTCAAAGAGAGGCATACAGACGTTATGGAACTGGTAATGTGCGCAGATGGGTGAAGGAAGGCAGACTTAAACCATTTGCCAAGCGACCAGGAAAGATAGAGTATAAAATTTCGGATTTGAAGACACTCTTCAATCAACAACAAGATTACTTCTCCAGTTATGTCCATGTACAGAATACAAAAAAACATATATAAGGCTAAGAAACCTTTGTGGATGCAATGTCTTCTGTTCAACATTATGCCTGATTTGTATGATCCTCATCCGAGCAAGGAAGAATGTCAGAAGAATCTGAAGGCTATATCGAGTGCCATCAATGGTCAGAAATATTATTGGCACCAGCACCATTCCATGATAGGTAAATTCTGCAAACTGGTTATCTGTGACGATTACATAAAGATAATGTCAAAGAAAGGTAATCTAATGTTGTCTTTCGTTATTGAACGATGTGAAGACGATGAACTTAATGTGAATTAGAATGATAGGTTTGGATTATAGTTGGATAAAATTGCCAAGAACATTTTGTGATTGGCGTTGGTATAAAGATTCGCACATGGTGCTTCTGTACCTGCATATTCTTCTTCACGCCTCATTTTCCGATAAGGAAATAGGAGAAGTGGTTATCAAGAGAGGACAGATGCTTACAAGCTATGCACAATTGTGCAACAATACAGGTTTGTCATTGCAGACTGTGCGAACCTGCATAAAGAAGTTATTGAAGACAAAACAGATAAAAGTTTTGTCTTGTAAACACCACACAACAATATCTGTCGTGGCGTATGATAGTTTTCAGCCAGAGGGTAAGGACGAACTCAACCCAAATTGGGTAAAGTTGTATCGCAAGATAGAAGATTGGCGTTGGTATAAGGATGCCATAACCTTCCATCTGTTCATACATCTGTTGTTGAATGTTAACTACTGTCCTTCTGCGAATGGTGAGAATATTCTTGGAAGAGGTCAAATAATGGTGACAAGAAGGTCTCTGACAGAATCGACCAACATATCGGACAGGAGTATCAGAACGTGTATAGAGAAGTTGCAAAAATCTAAAGAAATATTAATTTCTCAAAAAGCGACCAACCGACCACACATCATAACTATCTGTAATTATGATAGTTACCAGGCTGGATTTGCACCTTCTAACATACAGCTAACATACAACCAACATACAACTAACATTCAGTGTGAAAGTGTGCAGCAAGCTTTGGTTTTCGCCTCAAAAAGCGACCAACCAAGTTTGGATGTAAACACCTGTGGTGTAATGGGTTACATTGATAATGATTCTCAAACTAACACACAGCTAACATACAACCAACACACTGCTAACATGCAGCCAACACACGATCAACAAACAGATAACATACAAGTAACAACATATAAGAATATAAGAAATAAAGAAATAAAGAAAAATATATCATCAACATCCGCGCGTGCGAGAGAAGTTGAGAATTTTGAAGTTTTGGATGGAAAAGAAGAGAAAGAAAACCAACAAAAGAAAGCAAGGAAAGAAAGTTTCCTGGAGCTTTTGGAGCAGGACGAGCTTTGGCTTGGAGCTATCGCAAGAAAGTTCTCTCTTGCCAGAGTGGAACTTGTAAAGAGTAGATTGGAGGATTTCGATTTAGACATGATATGTCGAGGAAAGACTACCCATACGGACATTCAAGATTACAAGAGCCATTTTGTAGATTGGCTCTATAAAAACAATAGTGCAACATCAAAAAGTAATAATCAATATGGAGTTTCTAAACAAGACAAGCAAAATGGAAGTAGATTTGTTCCTAAGTCGTCTGAAGGAGCAGTCTATACCCAATCTTTCTAAGCTGCCGATTGATGAAGACCTTTGCAAGCGAGGCTTGCAATGTGCGTTTGAGAAAGTCGTGGAAAGCGGTTTTCATCATTATATAAGAAATGAGCAGCAGAGCAAACAGTTGGAAGCAGTTGCCAATTGGCTTGTCTCACCTGAAAAGAAATGGGGTCTGCTGCTGAATGGCATTCCTGGCAATGGAAAGACAACAACCCTTATGGCAATAAGAAAAGTTATCAATGCTTTGGAACTTGAAGATCCTAACCCTATTTCAGAGAACAAGGTGTTAGGCTTTAGATGCCAAACGGCTAAAGAACTATGTGAGATTGCCATCAAAGACAAAACAGCATTCAAGCAATACAAGAACTCCACTATACTTGGTATAGATGAGTTTGGCTTGGAGCCTACTGTAGTCTCTTCATACGGCAATGAATACACTCCTGTTTCCGACATTCTGGCTTATAGATACGAGGCTCGTTTGCCAACTATAATGACAACAAACATTGCAAATGTGGAAATTCGACCTAAGTATGGAGACAGAATAGCTGCAAGAATGAATGAAATGTTCGACATCATCGTTATGCCAGACATAGATTTTAGAGTTAAGGTTAATGAATATACGTTTTTAAATAAATTATAATTGGGATGGAAGAAGCTAAGAAAATATTGCAAAAGACCCATGGAGGACTTGACGTTTTCAAGCACTACCTTGGCGAAGATTGTACAGCCCAGTTTTTCCGTAATCCTTATCGAAAGGATAAAAGGGCATCTTGCCGTCTGTATAAGAACGAGTCTGGAGGAGATAGTTACTACTATTTCCTTCAAGACTTCGGTGATAGCAAATTCTGTGGTAATTGTTTTGTTATTGTTGCCAAATTGCTTGGCTATAACTTAAACACAGATTTCAAGCGACTTCTTGAACAGATTGACCGAGATATGAAACTCAATGTGTTTTCATCTTATGATGATGGTTTTCATAGCAAACAGGTGAAGCTGAAAAAGGTCATAGCCTGTGGTAGCAAGGAAAAGCAATGTTCCATTTCTGAGTTCAAACCTATAACAAAGCATTTTTCGGACAAAGAGTTGGAATATTGGCAACGTTATGGGATAGATGAGAAAACGCTGCTGAGATACGACGTGAAAAGTATCAAAAGCTGTTCGTTTGTCAAAACAGACGGAAAGAAATTTGCTATCGTAAGCAGTGAACTTGTTCCTATATATGGATATTACTTCAATGGAGGGCTTGGCATCAAATTTTATCGTCCAAAGTCTGAATATCGTTTCATGTATGCAGGTGACTTACCCAAGCCATATATTTTCGGATGGAACAAATTGCCTACATCTGGAGAACGTGTATTCATAACAGGCGGTGAGAAAGACGTGCTTTCGCTTGCAGCTCATGGTTTTTATGGCATAGCCTTCAACAGCGAGACTGCAAAGGTGCCGGAAGATAAGTTGAAAGAACTTTCTGAGCGTTTCAAGGAAATAATCTTTCTGTATGATTCAGATGAAACAGGCATCAAGGAGTCGAAAGAACGAGTCGAAGACTTCAAAAATAGATACAATGTTTCTCGTCTTCAATTACCATTGGAAGGTAGCAAGAAAGAGAAAGACATCAGTGACTATTTCGCCATAGGCAATACAACGGAAGATTTTATCAAACTCATTAATGAACAAAGAACATGAAAATTTCAAAAAGAAGAGTAGAATACAGTCATTTAGGAGGTAATCTTCGCCTTGTATCTATGACAGACGAAGAACGAAAAGAGTTGGCAAAGCAGCACAATACAGAAAAATGGGCAATCTCTCCCAACCTCTATTTTGTTGAATTTTCCTCGTTCAACAGAAACTATAGAGGGTATGGCATCAGAAATGTCAATGGTGGGATAGAGTTCATTAATCCACTTTATATGAAAAATCCTATAACATTGGATAACAAAGGATATGTTTTTGTTGCTCACTCTAAAGACGACAGCAATAAGCATTGCTGTCTATTTTGGGAGTTTACGGATTATCTTGCTTATCTCTCCATCCAGAAGAAACATTTTCTGAATCTTCCTAAAGACTGCGACTGTTTCATTATGTCTGATGTAAGAAACTTCATACCTATGGTAGTTGATACAGACGATTACGAGAATATTTATATGTTCTTCCCAAATAATGACACTGGCTATACTATAGCCAAAACCATACAGAACCGCAATTTCAAGCATGTGCATGACTGTAGCCTTCTGTATGCAGCCAATGAAACATTGCATGATTTTGCCCATGCCTATTTGGAAGAAGTCAACAAATAAAGGGTATAACAGCATGAAGATACTTTGCATAGCACTTGGTGTGGTCATCATTGCAATCGCAATAGCTTTTATATATGAGATAAAGCATACGTATCGTGATGGTGACCTTTGGAAAAAATGAATGAATCGTCCGCATTTATGCGGCTACTAAAAAGTTATATATATGATAGACAATGTTTTTACTATTATCCATTGTAAAAATGGATTGGAAAAGACTCCTGAGTATTGGCAGAAAGCTGATTTCGAGGAGAAGTTTAAGGAGCTTACAGATAGGGTTATACAACATAAGCATTTTACCCCTACTGCCAGAATGAAGATAATCAGAAAGATGTCCTTTTTGATTAAGGCATCCACTACGATTGAGCAACTTCTCGCCTTGTCTGACAAGTTGAGAGACAAGTTCAATATCGATTGTTTCCAAATTGCTATAGACAGAACTGACAGCATGGCTCACATGCTATTCGGTTTCATTGATGAGAACGGTTCAAGTATATACTTCAACTGGCTCAACGAGATAAGAATATCTGTAATGATTCTTAATGAATTAAACTTGCCTCGACCTAAGAGTGTGCAAATGTGGCTAAGATATTTCCTGGCTTATTCGTTCGAACATGATCATGAGATATTCCAGAAGCAATTGGCAGCCTTGGAACATGGGGAAATAGATAAGATTAATCTTCCTTTTATGCGTGATGTCCTGCACTATGCAGAAGCCATGTGTAAAGGACAATTAAAATAGGAAATTATGGATAAGACGTTTGTTTTTAACAAGAATAATATCTGTACCAATCCCAATACTCCAGTTTCATGGATTAGTGAAGGAAAGCCTTCTATGGGATGGTCTTTTGATGTCTTTACCGCATAAACTCCTAAAGGATGGGTATGTGGGCTTGATTGCAATATGGGAGATTCCTGTGCAAGCTGCGGTTGCAACAGAAAGAGTCGTGAGTTGTATGACTCCCAGAAGGAAGCAATTTACAATTCTCTTAAACGTTTAGAGAGACTTGCTTTAGAAAAGAAAAAAAGCAAGTTCCAAAAAGAAATGTTGTCTGAAATCAGAAAAGGCATCAACTTATATGATATACGACAACTCGAATTGTTTGACTAAATAAAAAGATATATCAATGAAAAAGATTAATGGTATCAGTTTGCTGCACGGCATCGCTATACTTTCAGGTATAGGTATCGTAGGAATTTTCGCTTGGTGCGATGAGTCAATAAATGAAGGAGGAAGGGGCATTACGCCGACCTTGCTTTTCGTTGTCTATGTTCTATTGCTGCTTGCTTGTAATGCGGAAATTATTGCGTCAGACGAGAACTTCAAGAGAGTGTTTGACAGAACAAAGAAGGTCTATGACATAGCCAAGAATAACGCTTCCGTGGAAGGCATAAACTTGTATAATTTCGAACACGACAAAAAATGCAAAACAGTTATTTTTGTCATATTCGGATTCTTACTTGTGACTTTATGGCTTGCAATACACTTCACGCTGATAAGAAGTCTTATTTTAGCGTTGCTGATTTCCATCGGACTGTCTTATATGATTATTACATTAGTATTGGTAGCTTGGAACTTAGCGGCAATAAGAGAATTAAATAAAACAAGAATGAAACTGGAAAGTAAACATTAAAGATCTGATTACAGAATTTGAAAAAGGGCAATGGTCGGTCATTCAGAACGTCATAACCTTTATGAAGGATGACCAAACCGCTATGGAGCTTTGTAAAGAAGCTGGTTTTGGTAAGAAGAAGATTCTTGAACTGGAAAAGGATTCATGTACATTTATGAATGAGGTCAAGGCGTTTCTAAAACGCAAAGGACACTTATTGGAGGACTGAACTATGATGGTAAGTATTACTAAAGCGGAATATGAGGCAATCATGTTTTGCAGAGAACAGGTCACTGGAGCAATAGAAGGAGCCTCGGATGAAAACTATGTAAAAGAGGCATCCGAGGCTATTGAGGGAATAGCTTCCTTTCGCAAGAAATATCTGAAAGCCGTTGCCAAGCAGGATAACCTGGCAACGGCAAAACAAGCGGTGAAGAAATTACATCCAGAAATTAAAGGACAAATGTTTAACAAATTGGTAAGAATCGTTGCCAAACAATTGGATGATAAATGAATGGATCAATAAGAAAAAGACTCCTTGCAATGAAGATTAGTAATTGGGAGTCTATTCCATATAGTGTAGGACTTCAATGTCCAAATGGCGATGATGGCTCTTTTATGGAGGGAAAATCTAAAGTTATCGGTTGGTGTGACACACCAAAAGGTCTTATGAAGGTATGTGAGTGCCAGGTGTGCTTTTCAAAGTTCCGCTACCATGGATTTCATGGTAGCTTGGAAGCTTTTTTGAATAGCCTTGAAGAAGATATAGTATATCAAGAGCAAGGACTTGAAGCCTGGAGTGAACTAACTTTAAAGAGATTTAAGCATGAGATATAGTAAATCGTTCATTCCTACACAGGCTTTCAATCCATGTACTTGGTGTTACTACGAAAGTAATTTTGCCACAGAGGATGAATACCAAAAGAGTGTATGTTTTAGATGTGACAATAACTTTTGTGAATTTACGAATGCAATGTGGAAATACAAAAGACGTAATCATTATCTTCAAAAGATAGGAAGAATTAAACGCAAATTGTTTCCATGTTCTATACCTCATTGGAAGAACACGGAACAGTTGCCTTTTTAAAAGATAAATTATGACACAAGAGGATTTAGACAAAACAAGATGGCGGGGAACATCCTACAGTCTGGAAACTGATCAGTTTGAAGTTTCATTCAGTGACACGACTAACTGCATTCCAAAGCTAACAATGATTATAAAATACAAGGTTAGAAACGGCAAGAAGGTGTGGCGTAGTCAAGTTGTTAGATATGTTTGCAACGGCATCTACTACAAGAACAAAAAAGATCTTCTTGAAAGATGTAATGTAGTATTTAATTTTATCAAGTAATGGAAAAGGAAGTTTTGACTTTGCATCTTGCAGAACCTTGGTATTCGATGATTGTATCCGCTGAGAAGATGGAAGAATACCGGGAAATTAAGCCGCATTGGATAAAGCGTTTAACCACCAACTGCGAAGTTCCCTATGATGTGGCAGCAGAAACACATTATGGAGAGGTGCTGTATCGTCCTTATACCCACGTTCTCTTCGTTAAAGGCTATCCGAAAGGTAATAAGCCGTCCGTTGAGAAGAAGATTGTGGATATAACAATTGGCAAGCCCAAGAAAGGACTTTGCCCGAAAGAGTTTTTAAACAAAGAATATTTTATCATTAAATTCAAGTAAATATGAGAGATTATGTAATTTTAATAGTACAGGCATTAAACATTTTAGCAAAGGTTACCATGACAGGCATGATTTGTTTTGCAATTTATGCTTTCATCTTTATACCTGTCTTTAGTTTGAAATGGTGTGCTTTATATGTATTTTCATTCGTTCTCGTCTTTTGCTTAGAACGTTGGTCTTATAATAATTTTCCTTATTACGATAAAGACCCTTGGAATGACTGAAACAAATATTTTTTTACGAGACTGGAGATATTCAGTTTAGTACATGCCAAACTATTGTGGTTCCTGTCAATTGTGAAGGAACGATGGATGAAGGGATAGCGTCAATATTCAGAAGACGCTATCCTTATATGTTTGAGCGTTACAAATGGATATGTGAACAAGGTCTTCTTGCCCCCGGCAAACTCTGGATATACAATTCCCAATCGAAGCGCAAGATATTAATATTTCCTGTTCTGCAACATGGCGAAGATATATATATATATATATATATGGAGTTAGGCTTGGCTAAATTTCTTGCCACATATCAGGAGAAAGGAATCACATCGGTTGCCTTTCCTTTGTTCAATCCCACTGGTACAACAGAAAAGGATGTCTTAGGACTTATGTCTTACTATTTAGCTAAGTGTGATATAGCAGTAGAGATATATACAGAGTATATTCCTCGTTCCCAAACACTTGTGCCACTACTGGAGCGACTATGTGGAAAATTTACAGATAAAGAAATCTATAATATCAAGAAAAAGCTCTGCTTCGAGGTGGATTAATACAAAAGAAAAACGGTCATCATTCTCACGAACAACAACCGCCCTCCTTGGATGAACTTATGACAATCCACCTTTAAAACTTCTTAATTTGATTATAGTTGTGTGGAGTGCAGGGTATCGAACCCCATTTCAACCAACCACTTAATTATATCACCAAGCAGCCTTTTGAACACCCCTAAAAGAACCCCTCGATGCTCACGCACAGAGGGATAATAGCACTACTGAAATGCTTAATGATTGATGTTTCTTTCAATATGTCAATTTCACTATTTATCCTTGACGCAGTTACATAACGGCTTATCGTCCATTATGTTTGTCATGCAGCCATGCCTTCTGTTCGTAGCTGAGTCCATCCCAGCTTTCCTTGCGTTTCTTGCCGCCTGAATGTGTCATAGCCTTACCGAAGCCCTTGAAGAGCCATG